TCAATCGGCCTTGCAACACCACTCTCGATGTGCCCGGATTGCATCCATAGACAACCCTGGAGCATCGCCCGCTCTAGCCCTAATTTTCTCGCCCGCGAGATCGAAATACTCAGAGGTTTCTAGGCACGGTTTGAGCTGCAATTTTAGATCTTCACAAATATAGATCAAGCCTCTGTCCCATAGCGTGTGTAGATCACTGCGTAGTAGAAGCCCGTTACTGATGTGATTAGTTTCTGGTCCTAAAAACGGGGTGATATGCGCAGCCTCCAGCACCTGTTTAACTGCGGAACCGGTAATGGCGCAGCGTCCCTCGTAGGCAGTAAGCAATCCACTTCGAAACGCTCCCTGCCCCTGGCGTTTAGTGATCTCCCTGAGTGTTCGCTCGCGGTTATCTTCGACTCCTTTTGGCGAATAGGTGGCCGAGTCGTCGGCAGCTGGGCTTGCCGTGATGTCATCTTCACCCAATGTGGTGCTCTCAAGGGTAAAAAAGCCGTCCTCCCACGAGATAACCTTAGCCAGTCCTAACATCCGGTATGTCGTTACTTTAGGTTTCTGTGAGAGCTGCACCAGAACCGCTACAGGCACTCCATCATCCATGCACTTCTTCAGTCCCTGATTAGTGAACAGACTTGTGGAGTCACCACGCTGGGTCTCTTCTTGAGCGTAGGTGTAGTGCCAGCTTCCGTTCTTTTGATAAACAGGCTTTTGATCGCTATAGGGACTGTCCAGCCTTTGGCTAATCGACAACGCGTAAACGAGCCCCTTGGGTTTGTAGATGCCCTTGGCCGAGATCGCAACGGTAGCGGGAGCTTGCTGCAGCTGCTCCCAGGTAAGCACCTGCCCAGCGTGCAGCGCAAACCAAGCCAGCAAATCAGAATGGCTGATGAATTGAGTTTCTTGTAGAGGCATTTCGCTCGTAGATGAAAGCGTCATTGAGCCAGCCCATTTAGCATCAAATGATGGGTACAGAACGCGCAAAAGCCCAAACAGAGAACTTTCATCGTCTAACGTTACAGGTAAACCGTAGTGAATCGGCTTGATCCCTCCATTCAAGCGCTTCGGAAATACATCCATATTGCTATGGTGAAGGTACTCGGCCCCAGGAAACACACCGTGGATATCTCGAAGATCCGAGACACGCTCCATCCATTTTGGGGCAATCACTAGGGCAGATTTTCCCGAACTATTCTTCATATTCACAAACAGAAACTCACCGTTTTCATAACGCCAAATATGCTTTTTGTCGTTATAGCTGACGGCGGTAAAACCTAGGTTTTTAAGGATCACATTGATCTGCAGGGGCTTCAATTTCATATTCATTTAGCACATAAGAGGTAGTAGAAATCGGCCACCAACAAGGGCTTTAATGCAGGAATCACCTCTATCATTGCGCACTGCGCCTCAATAAGGGGATCGCCAAAGCCGTCTTGCTGCTGAGCAAGCCTGGTGAGTGCGTTCATAAGGCCTGTTTACCTTGTAAATCGCCGCCCAGAAAGCCGGGCAGCTCACCGCTATGTGTAAATGCGTAGCCCTCAGCAAGATCCTCGGGATCGAACAGAGCATTCTCTGGTCCATAAGCCAGAACGAAGGCGTTTTGGACGTCAGCCTCAACTGCGAGGATATCCATACCTAGAAACGAGCCGCTTGGTTTCTTCAGGGTTCCTGCATATGCCACTTGGCCTTGGTTTTCCTCCAATCCAAATATAGCCCGCGCACGATTCACATACTGCCATTGGTAGCGCGTACCCAAGCCCTTTTTGCCATCGCGAGATCCAATCGATCCAACGTAGCAGTGATGTGCTTCCCCTATCACATAGACCAGTTGCGTGCAGCCTCTATGAAGCTTCCATAGGGCGAAGAAATTGTCGAACCGCTTCCACTCGACCGAAATTTCATGAAGTTGCATCAAGCTCTCCGTAGCTGCTTATTAGATGACGTTCGTGTTGCATAATATTCGGTGGAAACCCTAGACATTGCGGGCTGCCAGGCCACCTTCTTCGCAAATCTACATTGAGAAGAGCTCATTCATATCAAGTGCTACGCTTTGGACTCCACGGAGGAATACCGATGCCAAACTCTGACCTACTCCCTTCCCTGCTTTCCAAGTTCAACGAAAACCTACTCGCCATCGAGGCTTCCATCATGGAGCTCACCAACTGGGTTGAGCAGCAGGGCAGCGCTGAAGTCGCCGAGAACATCCGCGGCGCGCTGGACACCATTGATAAAAACGAAGAGTTCATCAAGCTGACCCTAGCTGTTCTCATGACACCTGACTAAGCACCGTGATTACCTACGTGTAATCATCAGAGCGTAAAGCCCCGGTGTAGTCCTCTGACGATCTCGCATCCTCAGGCAGTGACTGCCGCCTGCGTACCTGATGCCGACGTGCCGGCACTGAATTTTTGCTTCAGTGCTTTGGCGCTCGGCGCCTTCTTGGATCCTTTAGGCAGGCTAATTTTCTCACCGTCATGGACTCCATATATTGAGTCCTTAAGATCCCCAGAAAGGTGGATTACCCCCTTCTCGTCAATCTTCAGCTTACCCAGGTCGTAGAGGGTGTGAATGTCTGCCCTCAACAGTATTCCGTTTGTGACGTGATTCGTTTTGTCGCCTGCGTATGACTTGATATGGGCCGCTTCCAGGACCGCCTCAACGGTGCAGCCCGTCACAGCACAACGCCCTTCATAGGCCTCCAAAAGCTCACTTCTGAACTTCGGCTGCCCTCTTCGCCTTACGATCGCCGCAAAGACTTTCTTACGCTCATCGATCACGCTATCGGGGTCAAAGGTGCCCTCTGATTCCGCGTCTTGCTCAGCGACCAGTATCTCAACAGGGACTATCGGCCGCGGTATGCTCACCCCAAATACCGTTGCGACAAAGCTGTTGAGGTCTCCGTAGTCATCATCAATCCGACCGAGGCGATCACGTTTAATCTGAGTGAACCCTCGATAGCCGTTGTACAGGTAATTGATTACAGGCTCGGATGCCACATGCATGTGGACGGGCTTAGGCTCACTCAGGATGTACATGTACTCCCAAGTTTTCCCTTTTGCATCCAGTCCCCAGATACTTTCTGCGAGAGCCCGGTTATGCAGCTTGAACAATACAGACGAAACGTACTGGTAGTGGTTGTCATAGGCAGTGAGGACTATGTCCCCTTCGCTCATTTCCTCCCACGTCGGTATGTTCTTCTCGCCAGGAACAGCGCCCCACGCAAAGAATCCATTACCTTCAGGTAGCAGAGACTTTACGTACGAGGCTTCATCTGGAGGAAGAGCAGCGTCCAGCTTTAAAAACGAGACGGGGCTTGAGATCGAGTCGCTGATATGAGCTCGAGCAATAGCCTTCCCAGCGGTAAAAATAAACAGCTGATTCATCAGTACTCCGTGTACTTCTTGGATTGTCCTTTGACCAGCTCAGCTGGGTATTTCTCGGCGTTGTGCTTCAGCTTTTCCTCAGCAGCACCGATCAGATCGATCCCTGTTACGGAGCAAAAACGCAGCAGGTAGATGAAGATATCGGCTACCTCATGCTCAACAGCCGTCTTTTTCTTGGAGCTTAGATCCGTGAAAGCTTCCTGAGGATCAAGCCATTGGAAAATCTCCATCAGCTCCGATGCCTCAACTGTCAACGCCATGGAAAGATTCTTAGGAGTATGAAATTTCTCCCAATCTCTCGCCTTGGAAAAAGCATCCACCTTCTGCTTGAGCAGATGAAGTTTGTCGGTTTGATTCGCCGCTTCACTCATGTCGATTCCGCTGATAACCCATATCGTTAGAATCTACCATCATTCGGCCACCTCGTGAGACCTCGTGCACGACCCCCCAGGAGAGCCGGGACTCCTTACCATCACCTAACCACGTGGTCCCACTGCCGTGTTTACTGGAGCAGTGACCTCAGCGTAATCGTCGTCGCCTCCACTGGACTGCAATGCCTGGATATAAGGTGAAAACCTCGCTGCCAACGCTCGCGCCGACGCGGCAGAGGCGCCAGTATTGGGATTCTCAGCAAGACGAATCAGGGCATTCCGCACCGGTGCGCTCTCGTAAAGACGGGCAAACCCACCAATAGCTCCAGCGATAGGGATTGCTTTAAGACCTGCGGCGGAAGCAGCTGCAAACCCGCCGATGCTGTAGTTCTGCTGACCGGTGTTGGTCATAACACCAGCCTGCCCAGCACGCCGGGTAGCGTCTAAAACCTGACGTAATCCTTCAAGCTGCCGGCGATCGGCATCCCTGAAAAAGACGTTTGCCTGAGCCGGCATCTTGTTCAGATTATTCAGGAATCGATCAGGAGACAGCCCATCTACGCCTTGTGAGTCTCTGAGAAGCTTTTGAATGATCGTGGCCCGGGCAGCCTGCCGTCCCTCTGTATCCAGGCTCTGAAACAGGCTCCGGACCTCGCTTGGCTTGCGACTGAAAAGCAAACCTTCTGCGACTTCAGGGGTAACGTCTCCCTTATCAAGTACCGACTTCATCCGTGAGTTGCTGACCCTGCCCGCCTCTTCCCCGTAAACCACGTTTGCCCGCCGAAGCTTGAGGAAGTCTTGAGCGGAAAGATTCGCCTGTGCGACCTCATTCATGTCGTCGGTGAGCGCGGACTGTACTCGAGTCAACAGAGCACGGGCCCTCGTAGGCAGCTGGCTTCGAGCAGCACCATCGAAAGAACGAACCAAATCGCGCAATGCGGTACGGTTCTCCCGAAGTGAGGAGTAAGTTTGTGGCGCCGAATCCAGCGTTTGCATGAACTGCCGGATTTCGTTCGTGGCCTCTGGACTTCCCACAATCCCGGGCCTGTTCAACTCGGTAAGAGCCTCGTCTGCAGCGGCACTGGTCCTGGCGTACGGCACTACACCCGCTTGATCAAGCTCGGTTTCGTACCTACCGATCCTGTTACCAGCTGCTTGACGTCTGCGGCCAACCCTCGCCTGGAGGCTGTCCATCAATTGATGGGGCTCGGGCTGCGGATACTGGGCATTCAGCCCCTCAGCAGCAGCGACCCTGGCCTCCCGCTGGGTTTGTCTTGCGCCCGCGGTACCGGCAAAGGGAATCCTCTCCCCTGCCACTTGTGCGCTCCGCGCCATGAATGTGTTTGGGGGAAACACATCGGAAGTCATCAGCGGAATGTTGGCCTGCTCAGCCGCTCGTACAAGTTGAGCGTTTTCGCCCTGGGCAGGAGCTCGCATTGCACCGACTACCCGGCGGCCAGCATCAACCAGGCCACCTGCGGCACTGGCAACAAAAGGTGTAGCTGCCCCGAGCGCACCTGCTAGTGCAATCTCACCGCCATCGACATCCCCGCCCGCGTTTGATTGCAGTCCCTCAACAGCCGTCTGAGTAGCTGCCGAACCCGCTCCCAGCACCAGCGCCTGGCGTCCGAGCCCACCACCAGCAAACGCAGCACCACGAGCAGCAGGTGTGAATGCAGAGCCAATACCGACGGCCTGAGCGACATCAAGTCCGGTCAGGCCAGGTTTGTTGATGACCGCCTGAGCGCCAGTTTTGTTGTTGGCTGCAATCAAGTTGCCCTTTTCATCCTGAGAAATGCCGATGTAAGGCGAACTGGAGCGCAGCATCTTGGCGATTTCGCCTGGATCTGTGGTGGTCGGCAACGCTGCAAAGAGCGCAGCTTGTTGCCCAGCAGGGATATCCAAGCCTTTGAACAGACCTGAGTTCTGCAACTCAGGAAGCTCTTGAGTCGCGCGCGTCTGCCGGTCTGCCCCCGTGAACATATTCTTAACGGTCTGGATGAAACCACGATCCTGGGTCTCTTCCTTCGCGGCGAGTGGGGCCGCCTCCCAGGCTGGTCTGGCAGAACTGACTTCCGGCTTCGCGCCGGCCTCCGCTTCATGGAGCGGAGCATCTTCCCAAGCGGCCATTATGGTTTAACCCTCTGCTTACCATTCGGATCGATGAAAACAGTGCCTGACGGCAAACGGTTGTAGTCATCGTCGGTTGCAATGCGCGGTGCCGTAGACTGCTGCTGACGTGGCGCGGCTTCGGCCCTTGGCATTTTCAGACCGGGCTGTTGATCCGTCTGGGGGATCACGGTGCCGATATCCAATGGTTCAACTCGAGCGTTGTGTCGCCTTTGCTGAATCATGTTGTTCTTCAGCTGCATGGCTTTTTCGTTCAGCGCCATGATTTCAGTGAGTCGCTGTTGCACCAGAGCTGGATCATTGATGTTGGTGATCAGTTCATTCCAAGCACGCTGCGCATCGCCATCCGTCTGCACACCGGCGTTCAATCTCAAGCTTGCGTTACGCAGCTGCTCGAGAGTCGAGCTCAGAGAGCCGTAGTTTCTCGAAGCCTCATTACTTGCCCCGAGCATGTTTCGTGCGGCCGCCAGCTTGTTGTTAACCGGCCCGAGGTTCAGCTTCCCAGTAGAAATTTGGTCTCCAATGCGAGCAAGCTGATCATTCATGGTCGAGGCTGCAGCAATAGCCTCCAGATCTTTGTCTTCGGCCTTCTGGATCGGGGCCGCAAGAGGTTTGCTCGTGGTGTCTGGTGCTGCAAGCCCCATCTGCTGACCATATCGCTGCGCTGCCTGACGATTCTCGGGTGTGTTGAAAACACCGCTCAGCAGCTTGTAACCAGACACCCGATCAACCAGCTTTTCAATTGGGATTTCCAGCACATCATCATCTGCATCGTTTGCCGTGCCGCGGTTTTTGGTCATGGGGGCGTTGTACTTTTTGCCATCCTCACCGGTGACTTCAAGCTCAAAAACAACGGTCCCCTTAGTTTGCCCGGGCATGACCTGGACAATGCGCTTCTGCCCTCCACCACCTTTCTGAATTTCTGGACCGAATACACGGTTCACCGCATCCAGAGCTTCTGGAGCGTTTGAGTTGAGCTGTCCGGTAAACACCTTGCCGGCGGTCTCCACATCAGCCTGCATGTGTGGAGACAGAACGTGGCGGGGATCCATCCAAGGATTGCGTTTGAACACTTCGAGGTCGTTCTCGTCCAGATCTGCGCCGGCTTGGATTTTCGCGTAAGCCGATTTGGCCGTAAGCGTGTCCTGCTGCTGTTGGCGATCCTTATCCTGCTGCTGTACCTGGCGATTGAATTGTTGCTGCTGCATGTCAAAGCGCTGATCTTCCCGCTCCATGCGAGCTGCGGACTGACGTAGGCTCGCAGCCTGTAGACCTTGGTTAGCCCGGAACTGATGATCTTGGCGCTCCGCGTTGTCCGCATCACGCTGACGAAGGTAGGCGCGTTGGTCCTGTGTGTCGGTGTAATTGCGTTGGTCTGTTTCCCGGCGGTACGCCAAGTCATCCTTACGCAACCCCATCTCCTGCTGCTGGATATCTCGGCCGTACTGGCGATCTTCAGCCTGCTGCTCAAGATGGGCACGCTGCAGCTCTCGCTGATCCTTCTGTGCCAGAAAGTTGGTTACCAAGCCAAAACCTTGGGCGAAACCATCCATCCCGCCACGGGTATCTAATCCGCCTGCCATTTTGTTGTCTCCCGACAATATGTTTGTGTTGCTCGACGAGCATTTCAGCTTATGCAGGTAGAGGCGCTACATAAACGACCCTGCAATAAAGCCCACTCCTGCACCAATTGCCGTACCGATTGGACCGAAATACGACCCGACCATAGCGCCGGTGGTAGCCATGCCAACCTGGCCCTGTTTGGTATTGGCCTTGGCCTGCTGATTCATTTGATCCTCAGCCTGTTTGGCCTGTTGTTGCTGCTGAGAAAGCTGGGAAAGGCCCTGCATGGCCTCTCCTTGCATTTGCTGCTTCAATCCGATCAATCCATACGCCATGGCTTAACCCTCCTTTCTCAGGCCGGCAAGGCCCATACCGCCCGACATGATTTGCTCTTGCAGGTCACGGGCCGAAATTCGCGCGTTGTTGCTTGCATCCACAGATGCAGACGCACGGCCGATTTGCATTTTCCGATCTTGGGCAGCCTGTTGGGCCGGAGATAGCGTGAGGCCCATGCCTTGTTGCTGCATTTGCAGGCCTTTGTTTGCGCTGTCGAAGGACTTGGTGACCGACTCGGCCGCTGTCGCAGCCTGCTCACCGGCATAGGTGTCGCTGGTTGCAATGCTTGCCAGTTTCCCAACGTAGGGCTGGAAACGCGCTTTCCAGTCGTCCCACTGGGCCCGGCTGAGCTGGCCCAGCACGGTAGATGCACCCTGGTCGCCAGAAAATGCAGCACTTGGATCGACGTAATAGGCCATTTAGGCGTACCCCTTAAAGTTGGCACCACTCGCAACGTTGTCGTAAAGCTTGCCGCTGGATCCCGCCGGGTTGAGCACGGTGGAGTTTGCAACAGTCGTAGTGGATGGAGACCTCATGTTGTTAAGGCCGTAAGAAGCGCCGCCGGCAACTGCGCCCAAAGCAGTACCAGCAAGCTGGAGGTTCGCCGACTTGCGATTGAAGTTCGTGAAGGCGGCACTCTGTGTATCCTGAGCCGCCTGGCTGGCCACCGTGTTCAGCCCGGCCTGCGCCTGGCCCGACTGACCTTGCCCGATCGCAGCCAAACTGGTCAGCCCGCCGGCCTTTTGGGCTTTTTGTTCAAACTGGGCTCTCGCCATGGTGTCACCGCCACCTGCACCCACACTCGCGGCCAGGTCGGCCTGGGTACCAACGAATCGCCCGCTGTTGGGGTTTAACCCGGCCTGCTGGGTAAGCCCCTGGATTACTTGCCCCAATCCGGAACTCAGTGCCTTCTGCGTGCCTGCGTTGGCCTTGCCGCGAACGTAGGCCATGCTTCCACCTGAATCCATGTTGTCGACGCGCTTCATGTACGCGTTTTCAACTGGCGCCAGTTCGCTTTGGGCATAGTTCCACTTATCGGCAGCTACCTGGGCTGCGTAGCGTTGCTCAGGGGTGTCTTTAATGGTGTTGTCGCCTTTGCTACCACCTCCGCCGCTCATGGCTGCTCCTCCTTGTCAGCATCCTCCCCTGAAGTGGCGTTATCACTTGCAGCGACTAAACCCAAGTCAGGGGCAGGCACTTCAGGCATCAGTGAGGTCAAGTAATCGCTGAGGCTCTCGTCGTGAAAGTAGAGGCGAATCTGAGGAGAAACCTCCTGCATCCAGTCGCGCCCGCCCACCAGGTAAGCTGCCTGGCTGACAATGCCAGTGAGCTGGTCGCGCATCACAAACGCCAGGGTTCTCGCATGCACATCAGGTTGACGCTCCAACACCATACTGTCTCGCCAATCCTGCAGCGCCACTGCCATTTGCGGCCGTAGATACTGCTCATGCATGCGGTAGAAGGGATTGGCGGGAAGCTCGATTAACGCATCCCAGAAGGAGTTGACGACGGTGGTGCTACCTACAGGCTTGTCACCATCAACCAGGTCGTCGAGAACCTGAGAAAGGGAAAAAAGCGTTTCACAGAACGCCACGGCGTACTGATCACCACGCAAAACTTGCAGCAGAAAATCTCGTTCAGAAAGGTTTTGCATCGTTGTCTCCCGACAATGATCTGAATGTCAGACCCGATACCACAGGTGTGGCTCAGAATTCTTCGTTGAGTATTTCACCGCCCTGCCCGCCTCTGGATAAGGGCCGTAGGGCGCACCGTCGATGTAAGCCGTTGCCTCCATAGACGTCGGTACCGCAACAGTTTGCCCAAGGTTAGCCACCTTCTGCGGTGTTAAGCCGGAGTGATGACTGATCGCTATTCGGACGCTGGTTGTGACGCACAGGAAGTAAAAACCAGAATCCAAACGCTTTGAGATGGTCGCCTCTTTGACCCCAATCGTGGACACATCAATATTCCCTGAGTCTAGCGCCAGGCGAGTGGGTTGCCCGTTGATTGCAGCGTACACGCCGATGCGCACCGTACCTGCACCCGCATTTACGACGTTCAGACCCAACTGCTTGAGTGTCGCTCGATGCGGTAGGTGTATCGGTACGAAATAGATGACGCCCGGGTCGATCCAGTCGCTGCCAACGAACTCGTAAGGGCTGCTGTAATAGCGTCCTGGAACCAGGCCCGGATGGGCTGATGGCGACAGCTCGACCATATCGGCATTCAGAAAAGGGCCCATGCTCTGAATTATCGACTCGGTATCGTGATTGGCAAACGCGGCAAGCAGCGTGACCCGATCGATGTTGGGCACGCCGCGGAGGTTGGCCCAGTAAAAGCCTGCAAAACTTTCCACGGTGGTGGTGGCACCGACATAAGACAGAACAGATTCAATCCCTAGACCTGCCTTGACCCTTTTGTTGGTCAGGTTGGTCTGCACCATGCGGCCAACCAGCTTGTCGATGGTGCTTCCGCCCTGGGTACTCATCACGTCCTGGCCAGCCACCAAGTAGCCTCCACTGGTGATGTTCTGGCCGCTGTCGTACTGCATTTCCGAACGCTCACCAATTACCACCCGGGAGGTTGGTCCGGTTGGCTGTACGAGCGTTGTGATGGATTCCTTAGCAACAAGCCCTGAGACCGCCGTGTCCGTGTAGTTTCGGGTCGTTCCGATACCGCCCTGGCTCGAGTCAACCGACACTTTGTCCTGATCGTCCAGTACCAACCCTTTACCGAGTCGAATCCCCCCGCGGGTATCCGCCGACGCTGCCGGCAGGATGTACCCGGAAGGATTCGCCTCGAGCGAGGCCATGCGCTTACCGATATCATCGACAGAGGTCTGCATCGCCTGTGCATGAGCGTCCAGCAATGCAGGGCACCGCGCATAAATGGTGGTGCCAAACCGGTCAGTGAGCGGGTATCGGCCATCTTTGCTCGGGCCGCCAGTCGGCGTGCCGGCCATCCAGTCGGTGAACTCAGCCAACGACACCTGCCGATCACGTAAAAACTCGTTGATCTTCTCCATCAGATCTCGAACGTTCGCAGCAGTGGCAAAGCGAACGATCAAATAGGATGCGTTGACGACATTGGCGGTGGCCGGCACGTCCAGCGTTAGGTGGTCATCCAGCTCGGTAGAGGTGATGCCATAAACCACGCCCGCATCCAGCACCATCATGTCGCCTAACGCAGTATTGCCGAGCCAGGCAGTACCCGAACCCGTCGCAACCCGGCTGTCCTTGGTGAGACTAATGCGGCCTTGCCGGTAAAAATAATTCATCACTTGCCTACCTTTTCGAGTCGATGGCGAGCCACGTCAAGCGCCTGAGTTGCTTGTTCACGGTTTCCTGTAGTGATGGCGTCTTTGGCAACCAGGCGAATACACCGAGCTTCCAGCAAGGCCGACCGGCAATGCTGAGCAGCCTCAAGAACGCCGGTGACTGCCTCTGCGACGGGTATTCCACGAACCAACGCCCAGGCCTGAATAAATGGACCGGCCTCACCGCTGGCCGCCTCCTGCTCCGTGGCCGCGTATTCCGCAGCGGCTGTTGGCGAAGGGAGAAAGCGAGTCCCCGCCTGGTGGACCAGGACGTCCAGCTCGGTCAATAACTCGGCGCGATGATTCGCCAATGGGGTGCAGTTGATGATCACGCCACCACCTCCAGGGAGTAGTCGAGCCATTGAGGGGGAAGCGCGATAGTTACTGCGTGCGTTCCTGGCTCGTCGAAGCTGAGAACTGCCGTTCCGTCATCAACGATTACCGAGGTTCCATGCGCTGCGAGTGTGGCGCCTTTCGGGATGCCGGTGATCGTCAGCCCATCCACGGCAATCGGCATTTTCTTCCGTTTCCGTAGCCTTCCGCGCGCGATGTAAACCTGATCAAACTCGATTCCGTCCGGCAGCTCCAAAGCTCCTTCGTGGCCATTCAGTGTTGCTGTCGTCTTGGCCTCAGTGCTGCTCATGCTTCCGTGTCCCTTGATCAGGTCGCCCGAGTAAAAGACATACCTGCGTGCATTGCTCATCTCAAAACTCCCAAAACCGTGATAGAACTGGCCTTGTACCCGACCATGTTGTTGCTGCTACCAATGCTCGCTACAAACTGGTTGGCCCCGGCATTCACCCTCACCAGCGCAGAAGTGCTGTAGCTCATGCCCAGGCTCGAGTTGGTGGTGCTGACGTGATTGATCAGGGTCGCGTCATTGGCTTTCAGTATTAAATGAGCGGTGACCTCTGAACTGTTTACGATGACGTAGGACGGCAGCGTAGAGAACATCACTAGGACATACATGGCCTCGGGCGCGTCGAACTGAACGCCAGCCAAGTTCCCACCTGTCACCAGTTCCGGGCGGCTATAGGAGCGCGGAATGGTTACAGACTCTCCCTTCAGCTTGAGCGTATCGATATTGGCGTCCGCGATATGGGCGTTGCGAATTGCAGCCACCTTGATCTGCGCAGCGTCGATATAGGCCGTATTGATCCGAGCAAGTACAGCCACCAGCGAATCAGTGTCCAGAGCATCCGCAATCAGACGCCCGGAGACCGTGGTGATGGGCTGCCCCTCAAGTGAATACAGCTTGCCGATGCTGATGGGGCCGAGCTGCCCGCTCTGGATAGAGGCGGTACGAATGCGCGCAGAGTTGATCCACACCTCATCGTCAACGATGGCGAAAGGTTTGATGACGCTATTGTCTTGGCCGGCTTTTTTCGGGCTCGCGATCCAGAAGTTATCCGCCAGAATCGCAACGTCGATTACCCGACCGTTGTTGTAGGCGCCAATGCCACCGACATAGCCATTTACGTCGAGTTTGAGGGTCGCCTGAGCCGATAGCCCATTGAGCGCGTCACCGTGAACACTCAGTGTTTGTTGTACGGCAGCGGCCTGGCCCTCAAAGGAGGCTTTGACGGCCGTTATCTCGCTGGAAACCGCCTCAAACTGCGTGGTGATCACCTTGCGGTCGTTGATGTAAGACGCGCTCATGTCATCGAACTGCGTTTTCATCAATACCAACTGCTGGGACGCCGCCTCAAACTGGTCTGTCACTGCACTACTCAGGCTCAGTACTGCGGCTTCGCCATTGTCCATCCGTGCGTTGAGACCGGTTAAGAACTGCACCACCGACTGCTCGTTCGTAGTTCGAGCAGTGCGCTCCTCCACCAGGCTGCTGGCATTGTCATCGATCCCGGCCTGCAGCGTTTCGACCGTTCGAGCGATGGCCTGGCGATCACTGGCCATCACCTCTTCGAGCCGGCCAATAGAGGCGCTGATGTTCTTCTGGACACTCACCTCAAGGGTGTCCACTCGCCTCTTAATTACGACATCCTGGTCGTCACGCAGCAAGGCCTCGGCACTGGTCAGCAATCTGGCTGTTTCGACTCGGGCCTGTAAATCATCAAAAGCGGTGTCATAGCGCCCCAAATCGAGGCTTTCAGCCAGTATTTTGCTGAGTTCAGTGTCGTCCAGCGCCTTTCCAATGAGCTCCAGCAGATATGTGGTGTCGAGCAAGGGCTCGATATAGGTCCCGGCAGCGCTGTTTGGGGGACCCTCAATGCCGGAAGTGGATACCCAAGAAATCCAGTAGTAATAACCCAAAGCCTTTTTGGGGTTGTCTGGATCTACCGCATCCATACGCAGGGTATCGGTGTAGATCATCCCCGTATCACGACTGATCAACGTCGCCTGGCCGAAATTGTCCTTTTCGCTGCGATAGATGTTGGTCAGAGAGTGATTACGGTAACGGCTCCGAGGATCGTTCCAAATCAGGGTAACCATCCCGAATCCGCCCACACCCTGAAAACCACCAGGTGCAGGAGGAATTGCGCGATCAGGTACGTCCGGAACTGGCACCAGGCCTCCCGGGTTGCCAGGCCGCCAGCCATCCCTGAGCTTGAACGCACCGCTGGCAATAAGGTCGCGAACAGTCAGCTTTCTGTCGAGGGTATCCCCTCTATTTCCCTCACCGGTTTCGATGATTTCAGTGAGCGCCGAGATAAAAGGACGCAACTGTGCAGGCAGTTGAGAGCCCGCGGTGGCGGGCAGACTGCTTCGTCTGATCGTTCTAGCGGGTGCGTTCATCAGGTTAACTCTGAGGGTGTATTCGCGATCTGGAGAGAGAAAACTTCGGTGGTGCCCGACGCTTCAACTTGCCACTCACGCGCCTCGGCATACCCGGGCGGGAGCCTAAACATCTGGTGGTCGTGAATCTCTACGTCAAGCACAGTGGCACCATCGGCAACCACGACGACCTGGACCGGATAGGCGTCGGCGACGACCTTCCCGCAACTGAAATTCGCCGCACCGGGAGGAAACTCAAACACCTTGGACCGCCACCGATACGTCATCGGGGAGCCGCCGCGCCATTTAGAAATTGTGCTGCCCTGGATCAAGTAGAGCGACGAGGCGGCGATGTCGTAGTACGAACTGGCTGCATGGGCATCGATAAACTCAATGCCCTCCCCTGGTGCCAATGCGAAGCACCCACCGTCATAGAAGGCCAGGTAGCGTCCCTCATACCGACAGGCATGAATTGAGGCGGGGTTGAGTGCCTGCCACTGCTCCGGGGTCAGGATGCCCTCTGTAATCAACTGAGGCTCACCCCCTGAAACCGCCACAAGCCCCTCAGTCGAGGCATAGGCAACGTACTCCCCCATGTCGACCACAGAGCCCCGCCCAACACAGACGCGATCAGCATCAGGGGCAGAGTCGGCCATAGCCGCCGGGGTGGTGCCAGTGATCAGCCGGGGGCGCCCGGTGGTGGCCACGACCAAGCCGGCCGACGTCACGCCGATGCCAACCACCTTGTCGGGAAAGGCAATTTGGTAGTCAACCGGCCAGGCGTGCGGGTAGAACGGCTCGCTAAAACACAAGGTATTGTCGAAGAATCCGGCCATGATCCCGTTGGGCATTTCGACCAGCCCAACCATGGATGCATCGGGCATATCCCAGGTCAACGATGGGCATGCGATACCCAGGTTTTCGCTGTTGACCTCATCCACCCACATCTCCTGGGCGATATTGAAGTCAGCAACGTGCAGGTACTCACCGCCCGACTCAGATCGATACAGCCGCTTGGTGACCAAGTTGTAAGGCCCACTGACTACAGGGGGCATCTGAACCTTTACACGACTGCCAACCTGATCGTTCGCGCTATCCCACCGGGCGATAATGTTGGAAGCGAGGCTTGGTGGCCCCTCTTCGCCGTAAGCGGACACGAACGTGACAATGTAGGCCGCATTCACCAACGTCATAGGGGCTTCGGTACTGCCATTGTCCTCAGCAACAATTGGGGCTGATTCTGGCGCGGGGATCCCTAGCCGGTAAAAACCTGACGGATACGGTCCACCACCTTGAGTCGCAACACCGATCGGCGCCATTTTCGGGAAGCTGTCCCCTGTCCAATACACTCGGGACCATGCATCTTTGGCCAGCGGGCTCTTGGCGACATTGACCTGCAGCCCGTTGCCCCAGGCAAACCAGAAGCCCAGTCCGTTGTTGCCGAATGGGTAACGATAGATCGACGACGGATTGATCACACCGGTGATACCGGTCACCGGCAACGGTGCGCTTTCAGCCCGAAGCGAGCCTTTGCGCAGGTTCACGTTACGCGCGACCTGGGCATTGGTGGGCTGCAGCAGGCGTGGAGTAAGCGCCGGCAGTTCACCCTTGAACGACGTGATCGCAATTGAAGTCATTGAAACCTCGGTACCCGCATCCGGGTGCTTCCGTATTGATTACCCGCCAGCGCTTCCGATCGGGCGTTGGTGCAAAGCGCATAAAACCCCACCTGATCGAACATGGCGCGCTGCATATCGCTCCAGGGTTTGTTGGGCATCTTGCGCAGCCAATACAAAGCCCCGAGCGTCAGCGCCTCACAGTGGCGATCAAGCAACCATTCCGGCGGTTCTGCCACCGTCGAGCCGAAGGTCGGCCGAACCACCACATCACCGGTAAGCCCTGGTGGTGCGTGGGTGACGATTGCTGTTACCGGCGTTGGCTGAAAGACATGACAGAAGGCTGGGCGTCCGCCCTGAAACAGCCCCTGAAGGCGGATTGCCTCCAAGCCTGGCCCCACCACCAACGACTGCTCGCCCTCCACCAGGTCAACACTGACCTTCCAGACCGGTGCTTCGGTGCACAGCTCGCGCAAGGCCCAGGCCACGCCGTCACGGATCGAGGCGATAACTGCCCCTGGCACGTCCGGCAGGATCTGGTCGACGAGCTGGGTCACGTTCATTGCTGAGGCTCCTGCTGGACTGGTAACGCAGGCATAGGTCCAGCCATACGGTCGGCCTGTACCTTCATGCCCAGACCGGTCTGGAACATTTGATAGTGCATCGTCGACCGGTTCAGGTTGGCCGCGTGCTGCGCATCCTTCGCGTAGGCCCGGGACAGGATGTAATCGAGCAAAACCGGTGCGAACGAGTCATCCAGGCGGATTTTGTCGGCTGCATCGTCCTTAGCCATTGCCTGGTCGTGCGGGCTGGGCACCGATGAGTAGATGATTTCCAACTTGCTGGTGGCCATGGCCGGCGGGTAGACATAAAACTGCCTCGGCGCCGCTTCCTCGAAGATATACTGCTCAATTTCCTCGGCCGGTGGTTCGCCATGCCAACGGCGCCGGGTGGAGTCGATGGCACCCCGAGTGGTGAGAATGACGCTAAGCCCACCACCGGTGGCCGTGATGTTACGTACCACTTCCAGCAGGCGTAGACCGCCTTCGGGAATCGTTTGCCGGGTACCCAGCGCACAGGTGATTTCAGCGGTGACCGAACTGGCGTTGGGCTTGATGTTGCAGATCGCCGCGTAGCCTTCGTTCAGCCAGTCCAGCAGCTCCGTGTTCGCCCACCGTGTACCGTTGGAAGTGACTTCCTGCAGGATCTTCTTGGCACGGGTCAGGATGTTGCCAACAGTAGTCACCGGCATGGCTTACACCTCGACCATGTGGGAGAGCTTGGCCAACTCCGTGGTCCACACGAACTCGGCGCCGGTGTTGGTATTGCGCAGTAGACGATTCAGCGGGCGGGCCTCTTCCTCAGTCGGATCTTCATCCTCAGCAAGGTCCGGCGGCACGAAACTGGGGCTGCGCGGTACCTCATCACGGAGCAGGTCCGGATCAATCCTGCCGGTCACATTCAAGGCGTCTACCAATGCCTGATCCAGGTCAGCAGCTGAGATAAAGGTCTGATCTGACGCCTGATCGATAATGAATGGCTGTGCAGCGGGTGCAGAGCCTTCGCCCTCGGAGTTTGGAGCCTGATCAAGGCTTGGAGAGCCTTCGCCGGATGCTGGTGCAGCAAGCACATCTCCATCCTCAGGCGATGCACCAGCTCCGATGCTACCAATGTCCTTTTGTTCATCGGCCAACGCCTGCTCCAGCCCCGCCAGCGTTTCAGCCCGCAACGTATCCTCGCCTTTGCGGTTGTCGGCCTTGACACCAAGGTCGGCCAGGATCTGGATCAGCCCAGCCTTATCGGCGGTTTTGGCCTGTTCAATCAGTTCGCGAATCATTGGATTTCTCCGTAGGAACAGAAAGCGGCCCGAAGGCCGCCTGTAGGTTGGAGAGGCGAATCAGCGGCTGCAGTACAGGTTGCCGACTGCCTTGGGATCGATAACCTTGGAACCGAACACGTTCAAACCACGAACGAGCTTGCCGAAGTCGTTCGGGTTCGGCAGGGTTTCCATCTGGGTCATCTGACTGGCGAAGGTGATCGCCTTCTTGTGGCCGAACATCACGTTGCTGGCCTTCTTGGCAGCAGTAACGTCATCCACCGCGGTGGTGTTGTTGCTGATGTAGACGGTGAACCGATCGAGCATCCCGACCTTGCCGTTACGGAAGACCGAGGTTGCGTCCCCCATGATGCTGGCATCACGCAGATCGGACTTTTTCAGCATCCCGTTCATCCAGGCCGGCAATACCACCCAACGCCCCTGCTCTGGGATGTTTTGCTCATCCAGGACAGTGCCGCAGTCCACCAACACATCCAGGATGTTCTCCTTGGTGATCTGCACCGGGGCACCGGCCTTGCCCAGGTTGATGTCACCAGACAGCGCGCCGGCGGTATCACCGCGGTTGGAAGCCGCTGCATCGGCGTAGTGGCGATTCAGCAAGGTGGTATCGATGGCCACCTTCATCTGCTCACCACCATCGGTGCTGAACTCATCCATCAGCTTGATATCTGCCTGATGCGCGTCGACGTCGTTCACTTCAAAAGCGAAGTATTTGGCCTGGTCAATTTGCAGCGTGACCTTATCGCTGACCGGTTTCTCGTAGTTCAAACCACCACCGATCTTGTAGTCCTTGATGACAATCGATGGGACCGTGCGGATGTTGATAGTGTCGCCCTGGTTTTTGATCTCACCCTCGTAGTCGGTGTTGGCGATCTCACCGAAAACAGTTGCTGCGTAGAGTTTTTGAACCAGCTTGCCCGACCAGAGTGCCGGGATGAAACCCGATGCACTGGTGGAGCTGTAGTCTGGATGCCCTGGGGCGCGTACTGGACCTGTCATGGTATTGCTCCTGTTTCATGACGCCTCTCGGCGTTACAGACCGCGTGCTATCGCGTAATGCGACCGTTTGCTACCGCGTCTGAAATGTCTTGTTCAATCGCAGCTGCTTCGGCTTTCGTGTACCGCTTGCCCAACGCCACGTCCTTGTAAAACTGGTTGATTTCATCGTTGCTCCACCACTTGCCCTCAGCCGGCGGCTGAGCATTGGTGCGGGTAGAGCGCGGCTGAATGTCTTCCTCAGGAATCGTGTTAGCAGGCTTTTCGGGTACCGGAGCCACAGCTGGCTGCGTGTTTTTGAATGCCTGAAACAGCGCAGCGGCGCGGTAGGCGTCGTTGGCTGTCTGGGCCTCGATCAGAAGTTGCTGCCGCTCTTTGCCGCTAAACGCATCCATATGGCCAAGCCACTCATGGAACGCGGGCAAAGCGTTGATCTCAACCGCGTCAGGGATGCGCTGAATCAGTTGCCGGAAGAACTCTTCCTGCGCCTGGACAGCCTTTTCCTGTTCCGATTGCTGGGTTTTCTGCTTCAACCCTTCTACTTCGGTCTTGAGAATTTCCAGCTCTGCGGGATTGGCGGCAGATACTTGGCCACCAGCCACTCGCTGGATGATTGCGATGAGGTCTGGCCCATAGCTTTCGATCTCTTCAGGGGTCAGGTCGGACACGGCGCGCTGCACGGCATTGCCTGCAGGTTGTTTCGCCTGTGCCAGTTCCGAGGACAACCGGGTTACTTCTTGCTGCAACGCCGGAACTTCAGCGTTGTATTTCCCCTGCATGACCTTGAAGCGTTGTTCCCAGTATTCGGCATCCGCGTTACGGGCGGCTGGGGCCGGATCCGTCTTGGCGGGAGGTGGAGTCTCTGAGATCACTGGCGCGTCTGGTTCTGCTGCCGGAGCCACTTCAAGAGCGGGATTCTCGGCCGGCGTGTTCAGCGATTGCTGAATGGCCTCTGCTTCGTCAATTTGCGCCTGTACGTTGTGGGGTAGCGTATTCATCTGATCGTTTTCTCCATGATAGAGCCGGCAGGTCCGGGCTTCTGGTTGTGCTACTGGTTCCGGTCATTTGGCCCCACGACCGGAGAGTGGCCACAAAAAAGCCGCCTCAAGTTGGGCGGCTTTTTCTGTAGCTACTGGCGTAGGTGCGAGTCGTTGATTCGCTCAAGCGACTCGCGGGATTTATCGAACGTTTCAAGCAACTCCCTGATCTGCGTCGTCCGGCCCTGGGCCCGGAAGATCTCCTCCAGGTTGCTGCCCTTCTCCAGGTTCTGCTGGGCCTCCTGTAGGCAATTGCTCAGTAGCTCCCTCAAGTGACTCCAGTCCGGGCTGTTGCTCAGGTTCACCAGAGCTTGCCATTGGTAGTGGCTGGGTTTCATTGACTCCCCCTGCTGCGTGTTGAAGTTGTGCAACCGTTGCACCGTTTTCCATGCCAAGCCGCTGTGCCTCGAAACCAATCTTCTCGGCGCGGGCTGCCAGCTCTTTGGTTTGAGCGTTGACCTTTTCGGTTTCGGCCTGCATCTGTTGGCCAGCGACTTGGGCCTGCTCTTGCTGCTGTTGAGCCACTTGCTGTTGCTGCTGCTCTTCTCTGGCCTTCATCTCGTCCTTGGTCGGGATCAGCCCAGGCATGTCGAGGCTTTCCGCGACCTTGCGAAGAATGGCGGCACGCCCTTCCAGACCGAGGATCTGCATGTCGACGGGATTGTTGGTGAACCCCAGGAACTGCGTACGAGCCTGCAACGTCTGCTCGCGCTGAAGCATGGCGTTTGCACCGCGGGCCACGACCTTGCAGTCGCCCTTGATCGCGTTGTCGTTCGAATAACGCATGTTGAACAACCACAAGGCCTCGATAACGCGGCGAACAACACCGCGGTCGATATGGCGAATCGCGTCTTTGATCCCCTTGTTGGCCGATTCCATGAGCATCGATAAACCGGTTGCCGTGTTACCGGCGCCACCAACCTTCTCCGCGCCGTAGATGTAGCGTGGGATGTTGGTGGCATCGTCCGCCCGCTTCTCCCAGGAGTCGTAAACCGCCATAAGCTCACCGGCCAGGCTGACCGGCTGATAGAAACGAAGCACTGGGGCTGATGCTCCGCCACTGAGGCCTGGTGTTTGGCCGCTCTTCACCCGCCAGCGCTTCATCGGGAACATCTCGTTCGGGTTTTCGCCGGGCTGCAGGCGGTCCTCGTCGACTTCCACCTGGGGACCACTGGCAAAAGCCATATTGTTGGACTGTGCGCGTGCTGTTGCTCCGCACATATCCTGGACATCGTTCATCAGCTCAGGGATCGACATCCCCCAGAAAGAGCCTGGGATGATCTGGTACGAAGCCTTGTGATAGGGCCGGCCGCCCAGAGGGTTGCGGTTGATCACACAGCGAATGACGTGTGTACCGATCAGGATGGCATCGACCTCATACTCGCCCAGCACATCGGGCACTTGAGCAGGATCGACGCCCCATTGCAGCAGCATCAGGCCTTGGGCACCACCCCAGTAATGCACGCCCTCGATGGTCTCACCGTTGTTGACCATCCAGTCGCCGGCCTTGTCCTCAAGCTTGGCCCGCTGTGCATCTGTGGTCAGCCAGTCGCGCAGACCGCCTTGGCCATGATCGGTCAGAACAGCACGCACAGCCGTGTCGCTGTAGCCCGGCACACCGAGCAATGCATTCAGTCGAGATCGGGTGTATCGCTCACGCTCAATGATGAACGCGCCATCGTCGGTGTTGGTCGAGTCAGCCGACGGATAGATGTCGAAGGGTGAGACCCGGAAGAACAGCGGCTGAATCTCTTCCGTTTCGATCATCTGCCAGCCCTGTCCCCAGGCAATCTGCGGCACACGCTGCAGCATCGGCCCCTTGATGAAGGCGGCCGGGTAGATCGTGAAATCATCAATGAACTCTTCCAGGGCGGTTTCCCAGCCACCCTCGGCAAGCTGGTCAGCAATCAACAGCTCATGCGATTCAGTCGCCTCCTTGGCCTTTTCCTGGATCAGCTCACGCAGCTTGGTCTCAAGCTGTTCAGGAGCGGGCATCTCGCCGGCCTGCCCTTCCTGACCCTGCTGCTGGATCTGCTGACCCAGCTTTTGCTGAAACGCCGCCAGAAACTCCGGGGGGATATCAGCCACAGGCGTCGGATCGAGCCCCCAGGGATGCCCTGTAGCGGGCATGAGGATATCCCTGATCCATGACGCACCGGCGCGACACTTGGTGGTGGTCAACTTTGGAAAGGCCTCACTACCACCAGTCTCACGAATGGCCTGCAGTTTGGTTTCGTCGTATTGCCCCTTTTGCCGGCGGGCGCAATCAAGCAGGCGCTCGTCAATCTCACGCTTTGCCCTCTTGGCGGAATCAAAGCAGCGGCGAATATGCGCAGCCAGCGATGTTTCGACCTGCTGTGTGCGTCGGCTTTGCTGAGCAGCAGCTTCCGCAGCCTGGTCATCGGCATGCAGGTCGGCCGCACTCCTGACTTGCAGCAAGCCAAATTCAGCCATGGTTCATTGCCTCGTAAACAACGTTGATTTCTGCTTGGCGCCCTGCCCGGCGCAGTTTGGCGCTGTGTTCCATGTCACGCAGGTGGTTCAGCAGATCCTGCATGTACCCGATGGGATCCGCGGCGAACTCGGCCAGCTTGACGTTGAGCAGCACACCCAGCGCATCAGCCATCTCAAACTGCACTCTGACGGCCGGGTGCTTACCATCGGGCTCCTTGATCTCCACCGCATCGACCTGAACCAGGCCGATGTCGCGTCGAAGTTGCAGGCTTTGAACAGCCATGGGGGCAACGAGGCGAGCGATCACGTCTGCGACTTGCTTCCAGCCAATGGTGATAGTGGTCATGTGTGAGCGCTCCAGTTGCGACGGCCTCGGTCAGTATTTGCAGTGGTTTGAGTGCCAGGTATTTTTCCGGCGGTGGACTCGAAAATGCCGCAGCGGGCCAGGGTCTCGAAAGCCTTTGCCCCGTGACTTGCCCAGTCATGACGTGGTTGATCCCGGTACACACCCATGCGCGGATCCCATTCCTTGCGGTAGTTGTCGAGGCAGTCGATCAATCGAGATACGCCCGCGGTTCTGACCCGGCCGCTATCCGGCTCGTCAGTGGCCTCCCGGGTGTCTTGCTTGTCCTCTGCGAACCAGCAGACCGGTAAGAAGTTACGCACCGCCTGCACGCCCTCACTGTTGCGGGAGACGCGCGGGACGATCTGGAACGTGATGCCGTACTGTTTTGCCACATCGATGCGAGACTTACCGGTGCCGATTTCACGCACCACGATGTCGTGCGGCGCGTAGTGGGCACCGTAGGAGTAGCCCAGCTTCTTGAGCAGATCGCCGTAATACTCCATGCCTTCGCCGGAATGCTCGATGTAGTCGATGATGTGAACCTCTCGACCGGCGACCTGGAACAGCACGATGGACATGGCATCGCTCATGCCCAGATCCCAGGCCGTGAAGACCGGTAACGAAGGGTTGCAGTTAACCTTCTTGGTAATCCGCCCCTGCTGCCGGAGGAACCGCATCTGCGTCAGGTAGTAAGCGCCTTGGATACCCTGGTCGAACGCCTCATCCGGGGTCGCCGGGTACTCGCGCTTCATGTTGTCGTGCAGTGATTCCATTTTCTTGGCGTACCAAGCCTGCTGCGCCCGGTCCAGGCGAATACCCTGCTTCGATGCCAGCTCGGCGAAATACTCTTGAAGCCAGAGCGGCACGATTACGTTCTGGTAGTCCTCCAGCCGGTAGGTGGGCTCTTGGAACCACGGGAAGAAGTGAAACTGCCAGTCCATCACCGTCGGCGTGCACCTGCTGTCCTTGATCTTTCTGGCCGATTCGCAATAGTCGAAGAAGTAGCCCTCTCGACCCTCGGCGGTGCTTTCGATAGTGACCCGGTTGCCCATGGCAACGGCCTCAAACGCACCGGTGACGATCTCCTGGGCCTTGTCAGGGCTCAGTTTGCAGATTTTGCCGAACTCGGACACATGCAGGCGCTGAAGCGTGCCACCCCGGAACGAGGTGGAGACCTGGATACTCGAGCCATTGTCGAATATGTAGCCCTGGTCTTTATCGCTACGAGGTACAGGCAGACGCAGGCCGATCAGCTTGAAGATCGCTGACCATGCAGGGTCACCAGACAGCTTCTCGTAGGCAAAGCGGATCTTGTTGCGGTAGATCTCTTTGGCGTCCGGCAACGTGTGACAGATGCACCCGGCGCTGTAGTTCTTGGTGAACAGGCAATCGTCCAGCGCGTCGATCATCTCAAAGGTCGTGAAGCCAAGCTGCCGGGCCTTGAGGATGATGTCGCGGTTATGCTCTTCCAGAAACCGCTGACGCTGCTGGAGGTTCGGCTTGAAGCGCCGGACCTTGCCGTCTTTGTCCTTGATCTTGTACAGGGCGTTGAGTCTGTACCACTTGTTGCTCAGGGCGTTGAGCAGCAGTGCCTTGCCTTTCAGCTTCTTCGCATGGTGCAGAGCGATGAACTCATCACCCTCTCGCACCAGGCGCTGGCGGTCGGTTTCATTCCCCATCACCAGCTGCCTCAGCGAGAAGATCCTCAAGGGATTTGCCTGCCCTTTCCCGGTCTTTGTCGGTGTCCACACCGTGGGCCTGACGTTCAAGCTTGATCAGACGCTCGATGGATTGCGTCGCGTGGCCCAGGCTCTTACCCACGTAGTCGAGGGGAATGTCGATCTCAATCGCTTTGTTGCCTGGCACCATCACTTTGATCTTGCCGTTGGCGACCTGCTCAGAGATGCGCTCAACGTACTGTTGCGCAATGCTCCGAGCTCGAGCGATCAACACCTGGTGCCCGAGGATCAGCTGGGCGCCCGCCTCGGCCGCCTGCTCGACGATCTCGGCGTCGTTGGTTGCCTCGGTGATGGCTGCAGCAGCGGCCCGGCCAGTCTTCTCGCGTACACGCTGGCGGATCAACTCGGACAAGTCTTTCTGCCACTCGTCCTTGGCGGCACGATTACGGATAGAACCTTCGGACACATTGTGCCGGCGGCCCAGCTCGCGGTTTGTATAGCAGCCCGTTCGGTAGTCTCTCTCGACGGCTGCCCAATCGCATTTAGCAGCCATGGGAGCGCTTCCTTTGCTTGAAATTGGGGTGGTTGTACGGTGCTACTGCCTGGCACCCAGGCAAACGGTGTTGATGTAGTCCTGGGCAGCGCGGAGTGCTATCAGTCCTTCGTCACCGTCGTTGGCAATGGCGACAATTCTTTCTCCAGCCGCTGGGTCAAGTTCGGCTCGCGTTTCTGCATGACCCAAGCCGGTGGTGGTGGCAGCGACTCCCACTGCTGGGCAGCGGGCTGCGACTGACAGCCGGCGCTTACCAGTAGCGACATCAGCGTGAAGCTGCTTATTAGCGACTTGAGCATTGGTAAGCTCCTGGGTGTGTTCGGTGTCGAGTTGCGTCAGCAGCTTCTGCGTGTTGCGGCGGGATTCGACTGCCTTTTTCAACGTGATGACCTGGTCGCTCGCGGCCGCCAGATCCTTTGCTTGGGATTCGATGCGCTGCCAGCCTCCGTAGAGCAGGATCAGGCAGGCAATCAGGGCGGCGATCAGATAGCGGATCATGGCTGCACCGCCATACATTGAGCGTGGCGCTTCAACTGACGACTCCAGACGCCCCAACACCGCTTGTTGCCTGGGGTGGAGCAGTCGAAACCGGCCGCATAGCGATACTTGAGCAACGAGGCGCAGGCCCGGACATAGTTGCTCGCCAGCAGCTCACGCCGCATGGAGGACTGGCGCCAGGTGCCAATGCCGTACTGGCCAACGAAGTCCATGTACACATCAAACTCCTCCTGGTGCAGCTTCACACCTGGGAGCGAAGTAGCGAATCGTTGTTCGTCCTGGGTCATCAGGTTGCGGGCCAGCAGCTCGGCACGTGGCGCGGTGATCCGATCGCCCATCTTCACTGGTCTGCCATCCTCGTATCGAGTTGAGCCATGGCCGATGGTAAGCACGTCGCCTTCGGTGGGGATAACGACATGGCCGGTATATCCCTCACTCAGCTTCCAAGCAGAGAATCCCGCCGCACTTACAGCCAGCAGGCTGACGGCGATACGTTGGCGCAGCTGAGCGTTCATATGTCGCACTTATCCAGCAAGGCTTTGATCCGCGCGGCACTCTCCGCGTCTTCCCTGCGGGCGGTGGCGGCAATTGCTTCAGCTTCACGACGGTCTTTACGAATCTGGAAGTACAGATTGATCAGCAAACCCAGCACCGCAATGCCAACACCAGAAAGGCCAATCCAGTTGACCTGGGACAGCCAACCAACAACCCCTGTGGCCGCACCAACCAGTAAGCCTTTGTTGGCGGCGGGAACGATAACGGCCTCAACGATGCCTTCCGGTGTCGGGTTTGCCATGGGTGAACTCCTGTCCGGGGCTCTCATGCTGGCCTCCAGAAATGCAAAAGCCCGCACATTGGCGGGCTCACATGAATAGGTGCCAGGGCTAACCCCGGCGGTTTGTGCTTCTGTGTCGTCGTCTCGACGATACGGCACGTGGTTGCAACGCCTCCCGGCGTGGCGGTGAAATCATTGCCGCGTGAAGGTCTCCGGCTGAATCGCCGCCGAGGCACTGGTAACCGTGACAGTGCCGCGGAACTGCGTCCTTAACTCAGCGACGTAGACCGTCTGCTGCGGAGCCTTCTCAACCATCGACTGCGCAATGGCGTTTGCTTCCTCTTCGGTGTCGTAGGGCGTTGCCAGTGGCGACAGAGGGAAAGGCAGCGGCATCACAATGAAAGACATGGCTTGTACCTGCGTAGTTATTTGCGCCGGGCTGCGCAATGACATTCGCTTCTCGCGTAATTTGCGTAATTTCGAGCAGTGGCAACTACGCTGCAAGACATACAGGGTAGGCTTTTACGCAAACGACGCGGGCGCGTAATTAATGCGCAGAACACACACCTGGCGGGTTCGATCTCACTCAACATCTTTGGTGCCGGAATAACGCTCGCCGCCAGATGGCAAACCCTAAACCAACAGCGCCTGCTCCTCGTGTTCTAAAGATCGAAGCGCACCACCAATTTTTTCGTTTATCGAGGAGTAGAGAAGAGTTGCTTCATTCAGCATCCTGTCAGCCTCTAGTTTTGAATTGACTAAAGACATGGTTGAACACAGGAAGGATAGCTTGCTACTTTGCTCTCTTACTTCGTCCTCACTAACCCTCACCCTCATAAGAGTCACGCTTCGAAAGCTATTTCGGACCTTCTCGCTCAATTCTAGAGGAGCATCCTCCTCCCCCCAAAGACCAGTCTCACGATACATTTTCGTATCGTGTATATGAAGCGTATTTGAAGAGCGCATCATATCCGCAAGGGCTAACTGCAAATCACCGAGAGCCTTTCGCTGCAAATCAATACGCTGCAGGAGGATTATTTCTTTTCGTTTTTCCACCCTTGACTCTCGATCAAAAGCGGCCTTTCTGTTTTCCGTCCATGCGTCGAACACAGCCTTTAGAAAAATACCTACAACCAAGGTAAGTACGGGGAACCAGACTGAAGGGCTTATCTCTGCCACATTCTCTTCCTTTAGAAACTGCAATACAGAAAGCATAACGCCCAATTCAAGGGCGGGCTTTCTCTGTGGTGTCGCGCTGAAACAGCTGAACACCGTGTCATGAAAACAGGTGTTTATCCGCGTGGAAAGGCTTTTTACGCAGCCTCCCGAAAAGCCTCCAAAGCGCAGTCCAGGACAGGCCGGTATGCACCGATTACTCGTGAATACCGGCCGGCTTGGTATTTCGTTTACTTACTAGTCCCAGAAGCGTCCTGCTCGACGACCAGATCTAACACATAGACCTTCGACGGAGCGTCTGCTGGTGGATTTTTCCATTCGTATTGCTTCACCCGCAGAACGGTGCGCACGCCGTCATGATGCTCGAAGCCTTCGATAGACTGATACAGCGGATGCCATTTATCTTGGGTCGGAAGCTGCAGGCCGGCATCGTCATAGCGGCGCTCGCGTACTTGTAAACACTGATAGTTAGGGATCATTGGGTGGCTGCACTTGACAGTCTTGGGAGCCACTTCCAGGAACTTGACCTCACCCTTGCTACCGTAGCGCGTCTCAGGAGTAGCCTCGCCCTGTAGCTTGAGCACCGAGCCGTCCGCTGTAGTCAGTTGCAGCATCGGCTCCGTATTATCGCCGGTGATGACGGCACGCAGATCACCCTTGAACAGTCGACCCACCTGGGCGTCAAGGTCCATCAGGCTCTTGTCGCAGGCCTTAAGCGTAGAGGCCAGTGGCTGCACCTTCAGGATCCCTTCCTGATAGTGATAGCCGCCGAACTGACCATTGCAACCACCGCTGATATTCAGGTTCTTGTCACCGAAGGAAACGCGCAACTTGCGCTCGATGCCTTTGTTCAAAGCAACGAGGGTTTTGCCCGAAGCATCAGTAGCCGAAACCAGGTTCCAGTAGTAAGCGGATAATGCTGGCTGGGCTACAGCAGCTGAGGTAGTAGTAGGCATGGAAGGTGATTCTTCATGGCTTTTGGAGGGGGCGGCACAGCCTTGGATCAGTGCAGCACAAACGGCCACAAGAAGAATGTTTTGTTTCATGGTTCACTCTGTCAGCTTTGATGATTACGGGCGTTATCCTGCGCTGGCAAGATAGACGCACGGTTAAACCGGCATTTTGAGGTCGTTCGCGGAGTTTACTGAGTGTAGACCCAATGCCCGCTCGGGCGACCTCGTCCTCTACCGATAGCAATCGGACATCACTTACTTCGTTCAGTTTACTGATTGGGAGTACTGGATATGTTGCTAAATCTTACATAGAACCTGCGTCTGACTGTCCGACAGAATTCCGATGCGTGACTGCATGGAACTTGAGTGCGCGGAGAAGCTTCGTGAGTATTACAACCGTAGTTTCAGGGGAACGATTTCTAAGCCCTGATTAACGCCGCTGCGTTGAGCGTACACGAATCTAGATCACCTAATCGCTGCTGGCCACTAAGGGAGGTCTCATGGTTTAGTGACGTATAAGATGCTAAAACCGACCGGCCTGTGCGCTTGCACTTTGGAGTTTAATTTGGATCTGCCTCTTCCGCTCAACTTGATCGTGAAGGCCGCTTCCTGGGTTTGGCAGCGTGTAACCAGGGTGCTGCTACACAAGACTTATGTTGGATCACATCGAAAATGGAATTCTCGCCATCGACTCGGATCGCGGTGGGAGCCACTAGGAGACTACCTCGAATATTCCTTGAGGCTGGCGCAGCCTACAGATCGCAAGCCACATGTCTCTAAGCTTGCCTTAAGATCGACCGGCCAGAGGCTGTCAAATGTGGATTTTTATTTCGAAGCCCGTGGCGCTGGCATTCGCTATCAGGACAAAATATCTGTCTGTGACGTTGACCGAACCCCGATGATCTGGAACTTGATAAATGTTCCGGTTCTGGATTTTGTTGGAGGCGCCCGAGAGGAAATAGCATTCTCAGTCGAAGAGGTCGAATTGCGGCAGTGTGTTGTAAGGCTTTCGAGCGGAGAAGCTCTGCCACCTTGTAATACTATGCGTTCATACCTGTCCCAAAATTGGCTCCTGAATGATAAGTGGATGTATCGGTGGGGGCATTGGTGGAACTGTAACTCGATAAAGTTTGCTAAGGGAGAAATCGCCATTTATTGGCGTTTGTGCTTTGGGCTTCCCCGAAATCGAGTGTATTCGCCTTACGCAACAGGCCGACGCCGCAAACCAGTCATACAAACACTCCTTCGAGGGATTGGACAGTTCATGGCCCTCCCCCCGCTTGTGACAGCTCAGTTCTGGTTGGCTATCTGGTCAGGGCTGTTTGTGATCGACTCCGATGACAGGCTCAGCTTTAGATGGAGAGCAGGCAAGAAGGATGAAGTCGACACTGCTTGACTGTCCCGTCGAACTCCTTTGGCAGGAGGCCGCTTTGTGCCGTCTGCGTGTTACTGCTAACCTCAGCATAGGCAGCAATGGGCCAGAAGCAGCTGCTCAATTGTGATAAAACTTTTAGCAATTCAGTTATCCAGTAGAGGTCGGCCCGGGACCAGGAGAATAACATGCACTTAAGATCCAAGCTTTATCTTCTGTTTGTCGCACTCTTCCTGTTCTGGAAAAACATGAGGCAACATCATTTTTTCACCCCGTAAATCGATAATGCAAGTGTGATGCGACGGGGTATTTTTCTTCTATTTTCAATTGTGGCAGCTAGGCTTATCAATGAAAACTCTCGAACCACAGATCGACAAGCTGTTTGATGACAACCCAATTCTTCGACAGCCATTCCTCCATGTTTACAATCATTTTTGCCAAGTTGCTACCTTTCAATTCATTCAAGAAAAGCAAGCACCTCACAGTTTCGCAATTCCATATACATTTATATTTGAGCGAATGAGTGACTTTAGTCCTCAAAGCCCTGAATCATGCGACGTTTTTTTGCGCAAGCTAAACTCTGATGACTTTAAAAACTTATTCGCTTGCGCAAACCTCAATATAGTTATTCCATTTATTCGCAGCAAAATATATAAATTCACTCGCGAAAGCAGCGAGAGGTCTACGATCGACTATGCTGATGAAACTGCACTCAAACATGAAATTAATGATATCGCTTTAACGAATTTGTCTCTACCAGTTATTTCAAACCAAACTCACGATTCGAGATCTTGGCTCACGAGCGTTATTAATCGGCTCAAAACCAACAAGCCAGTAAACCCAACATTCTATTTTGATTATATTTCCGAACAGTACAAGGCATCTGAAAATGCATTTATTGAAGCAGATATCATTCCACCTGTTTTCTATACACAGATCGGTTTTTCTTCTGCCGATGCCTTTAAAAAAATTAGGACTGCTTTTATTTGTATAGGGAAGATCTATAATGATATTACGTTCATAGTTTACAAATACCTGGAAGTCAATGAACTTCAAGACTCAGGGGATGGGGATCATCATTTGCAAGGCCTTGGCATGGCCAAATTGGGTGCCGCTGAGCTGAAGCGTCTAATTCAATCTCTCACAGGGGTGGCTGAGTCAGACTACGATAAGTTTTCTGAGTTTTTCTTTTGCGGCGAGGGAAAAAATAGCAACCTAAGCTTAAAATTCATGCCACCATTCTGGAATATTTCGGATAACGTATACTTCTGCCCAGCCTTAGTCCCTGCTCTGCTGGGCGCTAGGAATCTCTTGATCTCTATACTAATAGATGATGATAAAAACACCAAATACAACTATGATAGTTTGATATCTCATTTTTTCGAACCCGAACTTTTGAAAAGAGCTCAAAGGCATTTCGAAAGCAGTGGATTCTGTACTGATCTAGAATGTGAGTATATTGGAGGTGAGATTGATCTATTAGTTTTTTGCAAAAAATCCAATACCGTGATGACAGTCCAGGCAAAAGCCACGCTATACCCTGAATCAGCTCGCATGGTGCGACGCTTGGACGATAGAATCCGAGAGGCAGTTATGCAGACCAATCGGTTTGATATGCTCGAGCTTAAAGAAAAACATAGGGTGTTCAAAAAATCTTTTCCCTGCGTGGATGAATCGGCGCAAATCAATCATGTTCGCGCAATTTTAACAAACTCCAGTTTCGGAAGCACTTTTAGCTGGCAGTTACTGGAAAAAAACAATATAGCCCCAATAAACTGTAATTTACTTAAAAACGTGTTGCCCTGCTGCGATACTTTAACTGTGCTTCCTGAAAAGATCGAAGAGTTTATTTCTAAAATAAAGTCCGAAATTGAGATCACAGAGGAGCAAAAGGTTTTCAGCCTACCTGGCCATACGATTTATCAAAGACACGTTGAAACACATGGTATGAAAAACCTTTACGATGCCAAATATTGGGGGGAGGTCACTGTAGGGGAAGCATAGTATGCTCGACTGAGTTTATAAGGTGTATATTAATTGTCCAGCCCTAAAGGTGAGATGATATGGGAGGTGTAATCATACCTCCCTGCAAAGCAAAGGGTGAAAGCCATTTTTGATCAAACCGTTTCACCTCCCCAAAAACCGTTCAAAAGACACTATCCGTTACGCCATCAAAGCTACAACACCTTTTTGTCATTGCATACGATTGCGCCAAAATCCGCCGGATTGTGCGTCCAGGGCGCGGGTCTTATCGTTTTATGGTCACTGAAAAACCGGACGTTAAATGCGATACAGCGGTTGTGACTATCCGTTTAGAGTCAATTGCGGTCGTTTGAAGCGTTAGGGATTTGAAGAAACCTCCAAGCTTTGGCGTATACCTGTGGTTAGACATTTACTGAACGGTCTGCTTTTGGCCGATTTCCGCCGGAGCTCAGAGACAACCTTGGGTCGACTTCAGTCAGTTGGGTACCAGCGTACTGATCAAGTCGAATGTTGATGGGGGGGCAATTCTATACAGTTACGTATCCTGGTTTTACAGCTGAGCACCTTGCCATGGGACGGGTGTTATCGGGCCGGTAAAAGCTGTTCACGCAGCGGTACGCAATACCTCAAGGGCGCAGTCAACCCAAGCGACACCGGCCTTGATCACCTCCCTAGCTTTCGCCTCCCCAATGTCACTCGCTCTTGCAATCCGAAGTGCTGGCCATTTCGCACCGAAATACAGCCAGATGAAATTGCCCATTTGCTCATCACGAGTGAACAGCCTGGCGACGGCCCTATCAATCGCCATGGCCACTTCATCCGTGACGCTGTAATTCTTGATGCCACCCGTGCTGGCGTTGTTGTCTCGGATCAGGGCATAGAGCGGTGACACGTAATGAGGCACGCCCATTCCATCCATTCGCCACCAACCCCACTGCTCCAGTAGATACTCGGTATCGCCCAGTGGCTTGTTGACGTAGGTACGCTTCTTCACGCTGCTCTCCTCTTCAGTTCCCTGATCTTTGCTCGGTATTCAGCCTTGATGGCCTTGATCTGTTCCACGTCGTACTTACGGGGTACATGAGGCCCTTCCAGCCAGGTAACTTTGTCCGCGCCGATCCGTAGGACCAAGCGGATGCGATACTCCACGGCATTGCCGGATAGATTGCGATTGCACTTCACGCATTGACGATGGATGTTCAGTGGCTCGAAGCGCAGCTCCGGGCAGGCTCCGACGGATCGATAATGCCCGGCATCCCAGCGACTGCCCGTCATGAGGTCGTCGTCATTCGGTGTCGAGTCGCAGCTGATACACGGCAGGTGCGCATCACGCAGGCGCACGTATTCGTTTACTGCTGCCTGGGCTTCGCGCAGGTGATCCGCCCTACTCTTCAGCTTCTCCTTACGAACCTTGATCTTTCGGCGCTCAACTTTGGCCAGCTCTTTGTGCTTTCTTTCCTGCTTGGTTCTGGCGATCACCACAGCGCAATCCGGAGAGCACCAGGTTTGGAAACTCACTCTTGGGACGAATGAGGCCCTGCACGCTGGAACGCGGCATTTCTTCGGGCGGGGCTGATTGGTGGAGAGACTCATGCGTAGCTCCCAATCATGTCTGCCGCAGCCAAAGCCTGTGCTTCGTTCTCAAAATGAGCCGACAGCACCAGCCTCCAGCAGGCATTGAACACGTCGCGATAAAGGGGCTCAAAAGCGGTGTCGTCCATATTCGCCCAACTGATCGACTTGGCCTCTTTGCGGATGCCTTCGGGCGTATGGACCAGGTGAAAATGCCCCGCTTCGATGGTCACCCACTCACGAAATGCCTCACGGCTCTTTTCTACTGCGGGGAACCGGGCAGCACGTGCTTCGTGCAGGCCAGAAACGTAAGCCTCAACGGCCTGCGACAACTGACCAGGCTTACCGTTTTGCGCTTCGAAGTACTTGGCAAGTCCCAGGATGCCACGCATTTCCTGGCGCGGAATAAGCCCGCCCACCGGTTCCCAATACTCCCAGGCTAGATCGAGCATGGAGAAGAATTTCCCATGGAATTTGCCGTTGCGCATGCGAGTGAACTTGCCATGAACAACCTGGCCAGCTTTCCACTTCTGGACGGCCTCACGATCAGCCTCAGTGGCCGGCACCAGGCCTTGGGCGGTGCGGATCAATGCGAGCTCAGCCATGCCCTTCTCCCCTCTTGATCATGGTTTTCTGCTTGAATAAAATCCGCCGAGCCAGCCTCTAGTGCCCGTAGGCCTTGCGGAAGTCTGTACGTGAGCGAGAGGCTGGGCTCTCCCTTGTAGTTCATCCGCATCACACACCCTCCTTGCTTTTCATCTTCGCAATGGCAGCTCTTGCCTTGCGCTTGCGCAGGTAGGTGTCGACTCGGTCGGCCTGAGCCTTTTTGCGTCGTTTTTGCTCTTGCCGGCGTTTCGCGGCATCGACGATCTGACGTACTTCCGCAAGCTTTTCCCGTACTCGAGGAGAAGGCTTTACCACCTCCCCTGTCAGCAACCCAGCAATAGCCCGGCCGTCATCAGTGACCGGTGCAATACGTAGGTCTGCGAGGTACTGGTCACCCTGCTCTCTTGGGATCAATTTCATCCGTACGGCTGACTCGATAGCGGTGGCGCGGTGGACAGGGTCGAACCCCAGAGATACCCGCCAGGAAACCGGTGAAGCTTCTGCACGGGCCTGAGTGATGAGACGCTCGTAAGCGCTGATGAACGCCATGCGGGCCCCTACCTTGTCTCCCAGACGCAGGATTGGGGCTGCAGCGGTCATGGCCTGCTGGATTTCAGTCGTCATCACCACGGTTTCGGATTCATCGCTGCCGGTTAGCGCGATGGACCACGCCTCATCCTTGCCAGGACGGCCGTCGACGGCCTGAACCCGTTGGAGGATGTCTGCCATGGCCAGCTTGCCCTTTACCTCATTGCGGCAAGCCTTCAGTGCTGCACGAACAACCTGCAAAGGGAAGACTGATAGGTCCTCAGCCATCATCGCCGCGGTGCGGGGATTCATCTCTTGCCCCATGGCCTCAGCGGTGGCGCAAATAGCCCCAGCCAGGCCAGCAACCTCAGCATCGTTCATCTCAGAGGTATTCATTGCGCCCTCCTGCTTGGCGGTTGGCCAGGACCAGTTGGGCCGCCTGCTCTGCTGCGGACAAATTGGCTTCGGTGCGTTCCATTTGGCGGGCCGTGGTGCCATTCACACGCTGACCGGTTACCCATTGGGTGTGGTAACTCTCGGCGTTCACCAACAACTCGTTGAGGCTGTGGCATTTGCGCAGGACAGCGGCATCGGCGGTTTTCAAAAAGTGGGCTGCAACGTGGTGGGCGACATCGGCGCCGAGACGATCGACGAGCTGACCGAGCTGTCCACCAACCTTGGCGTTCCACACTGGCCAAGCGCTGTACCGTTTTCGGTAGGCCATGGCGTAGTTCGCCCAGACCTTGAAGGTTTTGCAGGTCTGGTCCTTTGGACCTGGCATGTCGGCGGGGATTTCAACTCGAGGGGTGTCGGTTCGATCAATCACCAGCACCAGGCCGGTGCGGCTCGGCTTGTCCGGGCCGTCCTGCAAAATCTCTGTCGTAGTCTCTGAAGTAATCTCTGCTGTAGTCTCTGTAATAGCTTGCGGCTTTACCGCAGGCTTGCGTGCAGGATTCCTGCATCCTTGTTTGCAGGAATCCTGCAAACTGGATTGCGGCATTCCTGCAAACAAGTTTGCGCGAATTGCTTCAAGATTCACCCGATAGAAAAGACGGCATGGCACCCCTTTCTTCTGCTCCTCAAGTACCCCGACCTTGACCAGTTTTTTGCGCGCACTCTCCTGCTCGGAGCGTGTCATTCCGGTCTCTGCCTCCCACTCCTCCATGGTTTTGTAAAACCAGCCTTCGGCATTGTCGGTACGGTTTGACCAGTAGATGGCCTGGGACAACATCAGAGCGCCAGTGATGCCCACACCGAGACCCACGAAGGCGCGCTGGAAGGCAATAGGTCGGTCAAGGAACTCTTGCAGGTTCATACAACGCTCCAGTTCCTGGCGTGCGCTGCAGGCGAGTAAAAAGGCGTCGCCGCTTCAATTTCTCGGGCACGGCCTTCGTTGTTCGGGGTATTCATCTGTCGTCCTTGGCATCGGCCATAAAGGGACTTTTGAGGCCCTTATTGGTCCTTAGGCGCTCGGGTATGTATCGGCGCCGGAATGGCTGTAGTTTTCCGGCCATCGTTTTTGGTCTAGTGATCACTGAAATCCGGTTTTCGATGAGCTCTTGCGCAAGCGTTTCTGGAGCAATCCCAAGCACCCTTGCCGCGGCCTCCAAAAACTCCAGATCAGCACGATCTACGAGACTGCCCAGGAGCATCTCGCGCTCTTCATCAGCCATAGGCCCTCCGCAGGGCCTTCAGGCCGTTTCATTCATTTTGGTAAGCTCGTCACGCATCTGTTGAATGGCAGCTTTGAGGATTTCACGCGCAAGTACGCCCTTCTGCGTTCCATGGATACTCGCCAATGAACGTAAGTAGTTGTCGTACTCATCGTTGAGGCGGACCTTGGTTTCGTTGCGATTCAAATGCTCAGGGTTGTCGTACATGTGTTGCTCCTCGCTGATGCTGTGTTGTTGTCCATATCTGGAGCTATGCGGAGCACGTGAAGATGGAGGTTTTCACGGGTACCAAGCTCTTAACCTGGATTCAATTAGATAGACGCCCCCTGATTTCAGGCGGCCTCTATATCCGCTTGTTTCGTGCCACGTACGTATGCCCAGTCAATATCTGGACGTAACTCTTCGCAGGTAACCCGGCCTTGGCTTTCACGCTCGATATTGATTGCAAGAGAAGCGCTCGGCCGACGATTGCCGTATGCAACCTGTTTCAATTGCCCTGGGCGTGTATCGCAAACGATCGCGAACGCTAAAAGAGCGTCACTCTCAAGCGGTTTAAGATATTCGTGCAGATTCATGCACACCTCCTCATGCCTGCCTACAGATTAGCGTTTGCTAATACGCAAGGCAATAGCAATCGGTAATTTACTGTTTGCTAACAGAAAGGGATTATTGGGTGATGGATATCAAAACACTGCGCGTACGCGCCTTACGCAGCCTGATCGGTCAAAGTCAGCTCAAAGACTTTGCAAATGAGCACGACTTAGACCCGTCGTATCTATCTCAGATACTCAATGGGCACAGAGCAATGGGTGAAAAGGCTGCTGCCACAATGGCGGACAAAATCGGCGTGCATCGAGATCAGCTAGTAAATCCTTCTCTGCAAACCTCTGAAGGCGAGCTAGAAGCCCAGGCTGAGCAGCAGAAGGCTCCTGAAAAATCTGCAGCTGGAACATCAGCGGCTGCGCCGGTTGTGCTAAAGCTGATTTCTGCAGCAATTGCGGATGGAACGCTAACCGCTTCAGATACGGAAGAGCTACGACGCCTAGCTATTCATTTCATCAAGAAGAATACCGAACTCAAGCCGAAAGCTACTGAGGTGCCGGAAAAGCTAAGAGGATTGGCAGCATCGGCACTTACCACTGATGCGAATGGTGGCAGCGCTGATGATCTTCTCAGAATGCTCGAACACGGAATGAGCAAAAATCAGACTACGGATAGTAAACCTACAAATGAAAGCAAAAAAAAGCGGTCTAAGTGATCCTGTCCTAGGAATGTATTTGAATGGGGATCCAGTTGAAGACAAAGATATTCGTGGCCAGCACCCCCTATTTTATGGGCTAGTCCGATTCCCCGGCGGACATCAACATCACGCGTATGTAAAAGTCCTTCCGCCAAAGCTTATGTTCGCAGAGGTTCTCAGCGCATCACTTGGTCAGTATCTCGGCCTACCGATTCCCTATACATCAGTGGTTATCGCCAGAGGCAGCGATGTGGGAGTGAACGCCGCGCAGGTCATATGCTTAGCTAGCGTAGATACAGGAGCCAGACCGGTATCCAGGATCGTCCGTCATGACGAAGTAAGTCATATTCTGAATAAGTGGGCACACATCAGAACGAGCATCGTTTTTGATGAGATCATCGCAAACGCGGATCGAAACCTAAAAAACCTGCTCCTTGGATCTGACGGGAAGCTATGGCTCATAGACCACGAAGAGGCTCTTGGAGATCCCCTCTCCACGCCTCATCGGACGATATGCAATCATCTTCTGGCAAAACTTATTGAAGACGTTCATGAATTCGAAAGACGACGCAGCAGCCAGTTGATCAACGAAAAATCCTTGCCCTTGAACGATTGTGACTTCAATTTCCATGCTCAACGTAGCCTTCCCGGCCCATGCCAGGTTTCTCCAGGGCATGTGCAGTCGGTTGTGGAGTTCTTGCAGTCCAGGGTCCATCATATGCCTCTGCTGATTTGCGGTGGCTTAGGCCTAAAACAAGGCTCACTGGACTTTGCAGGATGAAAGAGCAATCCATGGATTTTTCAGGTTTTCCGGACCTACCCACATACGAAGCTGACTGGGCTTCGGTTTATATGGAACCGATTGTTCAGTCTGGTGAACGATTAACTATCGGCGTAGTTGCGTTCGATGGCACGTCTGCTGACGGACAACTCGCAATATCTGAAAAGGCTTTGCAGTGTCTGTATGGCGAGTCAGCTGCCGGCATGAAGGCCATGATGGAGCTGGCGCTGAAGCGCGCGCTAGTTTTTGCACAAGCCGGATTTATCGGCGACTTCAGCTCTGGGATGCACGGTGTATCGCTCGGAAAAAAGCGACGTGCTTTAGGTGACAACCTTGAGGATATCATCCTTCAGGGGATTAGCCTGACCTCAAGCCTCAGTGACTTACACGCAGATGAAGATGCCCGCGAAGGCCATGAGAGGTCAGCGTACTGGCGTAGATTTCAGGTAGCCATGAAGAAATTCAATCCTCTCCTCTCATCGAATTTCGGCAGGTCCGTGGAAGTTTCAATTCTCGGGTCCAGTATCTCGCTCCCATGCGACTATTTCTCAACCAGACTTGCCGTGAACATCTGTGGCCTGCAGCCAGGCTACCGGCTGAGCCAACTTTTTGATGCTGCCAGCTCTAGAATATCTAGGCTGGAGCAGATAAAAAATCATGATGGACTCATCGCTCATGATCACAAAGCCTCGCTGCTTTTGGTTACCCCAACTGAGCTGCAGATAGACCACTTCAAAGAAGCCAACCAACGAGCATTTAAGGAAAAAATGCTACTTTTGCAGGACATGGCCATTAGCAAAGACTTTGACCTTCTGACGGTTTCTACGGTTTCAGAGGGCGCTGGTACCATTTCCAACATGGAAAAAAAAGCAGCTTAAAATCATACAGTCAATGACATAAGAGCCCGCCATCAAGCGGGCTTTTTTGTTTGTGCACAAAAATAATTTAGCATTTGCTATTGTAAATAATGTTAGCGATTGCTAATTTAAGTTCAGACCAGCACCACCATGGCCCAGAAATGGGAGTCGTAACGGTCTTTAGTCATATCCGTTGCTGGATTACCACCGGCCCAGTATTAAAAGGTTTAGCGAGGTCGAGCCTTAATCGACCCACGGGTAAACGCGATGAGAATCGTGCCTCGACCCGGCCGGAGCAGCTTAGATCCGTGCAAGAACAAGAGTGCAGTCGGGAAGATCCGCGGACTGTGAGAAAGAATCACCAATTGCTGCGCCCGGCATGCCGTCGCAGCGGTCAGTAAAGACATTCGACACAAGCCCGTGATCGCCGTCAGTCGCGGGTCACGGCGGAAAGCATCACTGAAGCCCGTTCGATGAGCGGGCTTTGGGATGTAGACCAGGTGCTACCGACTTCGCCGAGCGTTGATCATTTCTTCACACCTACCTGCCACCTGCGGAAAGGCTCCGGCCACCAGGGGTAGCACTCGGAACATCTCTTTTTCATCTGGAAACGGGTAGACGTCAAGATTGAGTGCTATTTGAACCTTGCGGAAATCAGTGCCTTCAACAAGCCAACGTTCAATAGTACGAGTCATTGCCGAACCGTTGTCATTTGTCTGCCAAGCCAATAAGTCAAAGAGTTTGGCCACCAGTAGAAACGGAATCGATTCGGGGATATCAGCAAACAGTCGATCGGCCAAATCGAGCTCGCCAAATTCTGTCACGACTGCCGAGGCAGCGCTGAAAGCCTCTGTGTATTGCGGCTCGCAACCCCCTAATGCAATCACGTCCAACGCTCTAGCAACAACCTGGTGCATAGCAGTTCCATGCTCTGTGGCGAGGTGTTGATGCTATCAGCCTTCGGTACTTCCGGTTGAACAACCAGCTCCACGACAGCCTGTCACTAAATGCCTGCGGGGCAAGAGTGGCTTCGTAGATCTCGGACACAGCACCGCAATTTCATGATCCGAAGATCTGACTGATTGGTCTTGCATACAATGCCGGCTAGGAAGATCACCCGGACAAAGGAATGGAATGGATGAAAATCAAACCACGCGCAACTCTGGTGACAGTAGTTGTGATAGCGCTCGCGCTGACCGTCCTAAAGCTATTTGGGCACATCGACTGGTCCTGGTGGCACGTCACCTTTCCTCTCTGGGGTTGTTACCTTGTCGTGACTGTTTGGCTGATTGTCATCCTGATCCGTGCGCGGCGTTAAGGGTGCATCACCTCTGCCCATTCAATGAGTGGGATTTGGGATGCACCCACCCCAACGAGGAATGCCCTATGTCTCACGAAACAGCGATTTCCCAGCTCGAAACTCACGCCTCTAACTGTGAACAAAACGCCCTTATCCAGGAACGTGAAGGCGAACACGCAGAGGCGGCAAACAACCGCACCAACGCAGCCGACTGCCGGAAGGCCATTGAAGCCCTGCAAGCTCAATAACAACCAGCGTCGTTAACTGCCCGGTCACCTGCGTGCCGAAGCGCAGGCTGTATCGGTAAGCAGTCTGCCGGCCTGGCGCGGTCGGTTGGGCGCCACCATTGAGCTGTGTATCTCGCTTGCGTGTATCTCACCTCAAAGACTGCTTTCCGATACGGACGAAACTGCGGTCTATAGCCGTCATCCAGCATCATTTTGGTAAGACTTTGCCCCTGAGTATGCTTTTGCTTCCACACTTACATTCAGGAACACGGGCCTCCGATCTACCGCGGTAGTACTCGTAGTCGCTTGCAGGGACAGTGGCGAAACCCTCCCACCTGGTTTCACTGTTGCCCCAATCATCGGAGCGGCTGACCTCAACGCCTTCATGACCGCAGCTACTGCAGGTCGCCGTGTACCGGCTCTCATCCCAGCTCATTTGGCTCTCCTTTCTGCCGAACGTCTGGTTCGAATATAGCAGCGATAAGCCTGCACACTTCCCCGCCTCTATTACGTCAGCACTCCCCCCCGCGCCCATCGGCAACCAGCGGGAGGCATGTGTGTTGACGAATACAGGTGAACAACCCGCCATTCTGGAGGCTGCCATGAACGTACAAGCGCGCGCACAAAGTGAATTCGATAACCGGCTGCCGTCTCCAGTGAGTGAAGCGGCAGTGGAGATTGCCCGCAAGGCCTGGATCGACAATGCGGTGGAAACGCTCGTTGATCGACGCAACGATGTGCAATTCAAGCGTCGGCTAAATGCACCGCAGGGCGTTACCTTCAGAACCTTCGCCGCCGAGGTGGAGCAGTTCGCAATCAACAGCGACAGCAAGAGCCCATGCGCGATTGGCGAAATGGTCATTGCCGGGTTGCTGGGTGACCGATTCCTGGCCCGCGACGGCGCCGAAGACCTGATGGCGGTAGCCGACCCTAAAGAACAACTCAGGATCATCGCTCAGGGCCTCGTTGAGCCCTTGGCTGATGACGCCCTGATCGCCCAGGCAGAGGACGATGAGCTATGAGCCCATACGTTGAGATTGATAAAGCGCTGCTTGCGCTTGAGGATCCGGACAAGCCCTTGATCGACGAAGCTCTCACCGAGGGTTTGATTGTCCGGCACTACACGTTGGGAACAATCACCGCGGAAGAGTTCCACTGGTACAGCGCCCGCCTTCTGGACGTCAGCCGGCGGCGTAAGGAGAAGAAATGAGTACTGCACCGGTTAAATCACTCATCGACGAAGAGCTCGAAGACATCAGCGCTCACAACCTTCGTGAGGCATACAAACTGGCTGAACGCCGCGGCTTCTTCGGGGCTCCGATCGAGCAGTACGCAGAACCCAGCTACGGAGGTCGAGTACTCCAGGTCCTGCGCTATCGGGTTCAGCAGCAGAGCTGATCAGCCTTTTCCCTTGTTCTTACTCTTCGCACTGCCCTGCCGAGCTTTGAATCGCGGATTGGATTTGCAGATCACGTAGATCCGGCCCCGACGCATAACGATCTGGCAGTCACGGTGACGGTTTTTCGCTTCTTTCAGTGAGGACAGCACTTTCATTGGTGAGGCTCCTTGCAGTGAGTTGATATGTAATAACGTATCTTAGATACAAATAAGAACGTTTATCGACTTTTATTTCCCCTCCTCCCCTCGACGCTGCGCCCATCGCGGCAAGGAATTTCTCATGACCACGAATATGCGGATCTGGGACCAGGTCAATACCACTGACCCAAGCGCAACAAAGAACTTCACTGGCATGGGCGGCTTCAAAGGCACCGCCATCAAGCCGACGTACCTGATGCGCAAAGCCACCGAAGTATTCGGTCCTTGCGGCGAGGGATGGGGTTGGACAGTCCTCGAGGACCGGTTTGATGAGGGCGCACCACTCCAGGCGCCAACCAAAGAGTGGCCTGACGCACCGCTTATCAACGCGAAGCTCCACACCCTCAAAATCGAACTGTGGTACCTGGGCAAGGATGGGCAGAAATGCACCGTTCAGCATTACGGGCACACGCCATTCGTATTCCTGCAGCAAGGAAAAATCCTGACTGACTGGGAGGCAGCCAAGAAGTCTCTTACGGATGCTATCGGCAAGTGTCTGCAGCCACTCGGCTTCTCCGCAGACATCCACATGGGGTTGTTCGACGATGCAGCCTATGTCGACGCTGTACGAGATGAAGTCGCCATTTCCAAGGCAGAAGTCCGCGTCGCCGAAGAAGAACGGCAGCAACAAGAACGCTTGGAGTACATCAGGTCAGTCATTGAAACCATGAAGGGAGCTCAGTCGGCGCAGGAGCTCAAAAAGATCCATGATCACGCGGTACGTCGACTCACAGCCCGCAATGACGACACCGCCGTCAAACGGATCGCCAAAGAGTTGAAAGACCTCTCCCCTAAATTCGATGAGGAGTCAGCAGCATGACCGAGCTCTACGCACTGACTGGCCAACTGGCCGAATTAGCGGCTATGGCCGACACCGACGACGATAGCCTGGGCCAAGCTATTCAGGACACCATGGACGGCATCATTGGTGAGTTTGAGGTGAAAGCTGAAAGCGTTGTCATGTTGTCGCGCAACATCGGCGGGGATATCGATGCGATTGAAAAAGAGGTCGACCGTCTGAATGAGCTCAAGCGAATCAAGAAGAACACCGTAGGTAAGCTCAACGACTACCTACGCAGGAACATGGAGGCCGCTGATATTAAGTCGATCAAGCGCGCCCTTTTCACCATCACGCTTGCTCTGGCTCCCGAGAAGGTAATTGTCGACAAAGAAGACGACCTCCCCGACGACTTTACCGTGGTTAAAACGGATATCGTTGCGGACAAAAAAGCTATCGCCATCAGGCTCAAAGAAATCCGTGATCACAACAATGCTGTGCGCAAGCGCATTCAGGCTGGCGAAGACGTCGAGCACGAACTGATTCCAGGGCCAATCTGGGCTCATCTGGAACGCGGTGAAAGTTCAATTAGGATCAAGTGAGGCCATCATGATCAGCAACCACCTCAGCATGATTGAGCAGCTTCGTCCTGCATCCGAAGATCTGACCGCTCAGGTCGAACGGTTCCTGGCCACGGGTGGCAAGATCGATGTGGCAAAGCCACTCGGCTACAAGCCTAAGCCGATCACGTACAGCAACCAGATGCCGCCAGCGCCGAAGCCATTTGTTCGGCGCCGCACTGAATCGACATCTCTGCCTTTGGATGCGCTCGATGTCAGAGAGCAGGCCCGCCTAAAACTGGTAGAGCACCTGCGACAGTTGAGTCGCACCCACACCCAGTCAGAAGCGGCCGCATCCCTCAGCATCAGCCGGCGGAACGTCTACAAGCACGCCAAGCTGAACGACATCACCTTCAAGAAACCCACCCGGGGAGGTGCGAGCGACCGGCACCGGCAGGAGCAGGTCGAGGCCCGAGATGCGAAGTACGCCGAGCGGATCCGTGCCTTCCTGGAGCTGGGCATAACCCGGCGCCAGGCCTGCGGGAGGCTGGCAATCGGCAACAAAGCCTTTGAGCGGATCATCGCCAACCATGGCATCGACTACCCCAAAGCGCGCCAAGGTTGCACTTCATGCGCCGCATAGTCCGCATCCAGCAGCGCGAACGACAAACCTGGCTCGCACTGCCGGCCAGCGAAATAGAAGAGGTAGGCCATGGCCAAGACTGGACAAGAGCGGCCGGCGAAGGCCGCCGAGAAGCGGATCGAGTACGACGAGAGGGAGTTGCAGCCCCGGTTACGGCTGGGTGCGCGGCAGAAGCTTGAAAAGCTGATGGCCTGGAGCGATATCGAGAAAATCAGCGAGGCGGTGCAGAACCTGATACTGAACGTACACGGAACGACGCTCCCATATCAGGCAATTCAGAGTCCGCACCACAAAGTCCAGATAAGTGAAAACATGGCCCGGATATTTCAGGATCCGAGTTTAGCCGAACTGAAGCTTCATACTGGTGAGGAAATCATTGCGCCTCTTGAAAATCTTTAATTGCAGATAGCGCCTCTTTATTGTCTCCAAAAGCTTTTGCATTCATGAAAAGCACATGATCAAGATCAAGAAGAAGAGAAATATCCAAATTATCAAATAGCTGATGAAAATCTGCGTATTTCCGAAATTTTTCACCCTTACCGCTCAAGCAGTTGTAGTAAAGAAACACAAGTTCATAGTCAGACAAAAGTGATCGTACAACTCGACCCAAATGCTTCTTATCGGCATACTCCGCTAGCTCGATGAATCTAAATACGGAATACAAACTTCTAAAATACAACCCCAAGTCTCCCTGATGGGACTGTAAAATCTGCTGGAATGACAAACCTGCACGAAACTCCGTCTTGCGACCCTCTCCACCACTATTGTTATATATACGCTGTAGCTTTCGATGCCAATCTCTGAAGCAATCTCTCCCTTCTAAAGTATACTGTGTATCGTTTCTATTTACATGCAAATCAAAGCCTTGGATTACCTGCTGCTGAAGGCTAAGCATATTATAAAATTGTGACTCGGTCTGTTGTTTAGCATTCTGCTGCTGACTATCTGCTAAATCCTTTCTCTGGAGCAATAGAGTTATCAACACACCAGAAAAAGCCAACCCAGAAAACAGTGCATTTAGAGTGCCGAATGCATCACCAAATGTACCTGACCTTACACCAACCAATCCACCGTCCTTATCAGTACTAACATGATACCCTTCCAGCAAGAAAGAATAATAAGCAACATATATCCCAATAACTGAAACCAAAACAACGACTATAGCCAGTCCAGACTTCCAATTCCTCACCGTATCACCCCAGGCTCCGTGCACAGCTCCAATTTATCTTAATAATTGAATCCAAAAAATATCCCCGCTGCTCGCTACATTCGATCACGGAGGACGATGCAACCAAAGTTATCAAGCTTTATTTTCGGCCCGCTCTCTAGACATCCAACCTGCGTAGAAAGATGTCACACACTTCTTTCGCCCCAACACTATGAGCTCTCCTTCAAGCCACTCAGCTTTAGGTAATGCTCTTCGAACGTACAAATGCCTATCGTGAGACGAAGACTCCTCCAAAAGGAAAAATAGCTCTTTCTGTAGATCACTCCACGCACTCCGCAAGGGTGTTATATCCTGTACGCTAAATAATAGTTGTAGCATGATCATATCTCGCTCTAACTCATAGCGTGCGATGGGCCAGCCTTCGTTTAGCAATTTTTTTTCGTGAGAGGTAAGTCCATGAATTTCGTGCTCACCGTTGGCTTCGCTCTCTAAAAATCTCACAATTATATTCGCACGGGTTAATGCTAATCCGGTTTTTTCATAGCGTTCCAGCCAAAGCTTTTCATGCTTAGTTTTTAGAACAGCTGAGTACGCTGCTACCGCGGCAGCAATCAGGGTCAACATCGTTGTTAGCATCAAAACTCCTTTTGTCCGATCCCATGCCGGTCATCTGCAATACTCTAACACCACCTTACTAGCTCAATCGACATCTTGCACGCGCCGCTCTTTATCGAGACGCTTGGCAAAGTCAAACATTGAGTGAGTTTCCTTAGACAGTTTATGAAGCTCCTTTTCGTTCAGCTTTCCCTGCTCTATAAGTTTCATAAGTCGATCGTGATACTTGGCAAAAACGGATACAGGAGCAAGGGCTACTCGCTTTCCTTGGCGAACAGCCTCTTGCATGTGCTCTCGACGATCAGCCGCAGCAAACTCCATAACAAATTTTGCTCGTTCACGTTTAGCGAGATAGCGCGCCTGAATCCAAACGGTGATCAGTGTCGTACTCGACCCGATCGCAGCACCGACTAAGCCTGCTACAGCAGCATCCATGTTCAACCTCCCACCGGCTCTGCGCCGGCCCCCTGTAATACCCCATATCAACAAATCACGCCAGCCGAAGAGGCAGGCGCATTCGTGGAGACACATAATGTCTAGCCCACCCCATCGCATCAAGCGGATTGATCTGTCGCGCCCACGCATCCGTCTGCGTGTTCTGCGAGCCCTGAAAAGGAGCTACCAGCTCACAGGCGGCCCCATCACCAAAGCCTGGCTGTGCACACCTGGAACACTGACTTTCAGCCTGGGTGAATGGCGAGGTCACTACAACGCAAAAAACGAATGGGTGGCTCTATGACCCCTCATGAGTTCATCGAAAAGAACGTACACGACGAGTTAATGAAGCAAGGCTTTCAGGCAGGCATCTGCTTTTCGGTTTCTCGAAACGCCGTTGATTACTACCGTCAACGTAGCATTTTCAAAAAGAACGTCATCGCGGACGTCCTTAGCTGGTCGAAGAAGCAAGCAAAGGAGATGTCGCGCTAAGAGGCTACAACTCGTAAGTGTAGAAGCCTTTCAGCTTGCCCCGTATGCGTTCGTAGCAAGCTTGCTCTTCAATTCTAGGGTCGAGATAGATGAGCCATGTTCCATCAGGGCGCTCTTCCATGCTTGCTATAAACCCACCAATTTCGTCTCCCGTAAGCCTGAGGGAATTGGCAACGTCCTCAGTTGTTGGCCTGCTGCTCATCTAACACCTCCTTAAAACCGAATCCGTCCCGGGCCAACAATCAATAGTCCACAAAACAACTTCACGCCAGCCGATGACAGGCGGCCTACCTTCTGCCGCCAGCGCGGTTAGGACCACTCTCATGGGAATACAAAGCGAAACCCTCGCCGAGGAAGAGCTAACAGCTATCACCGGCTATCTGATCCCGTCCAAGCAAATCCAGTGGCTGACCGACAACCACTGGGAGTTTGTTCTAACCGGTGCCCGACGCCCGATCGTGGGGCGGGTATACGCCCGACTGAAACTGGCAGGAGTTAAGCCTTCGGCGCCCAATGCTGTTGCCGAAGTGTGGACGCTCGACCTTTCGAACGTGAGTTGATCTATGCGCCAGAAAAGCACAGCAAACCGGGATCTGCCGCCGCGGATGATACGGCGCATCCGGAAGGGAAAAACCGGAAAGGTTTGGATATCGTATTACTACGATGGCAGGACTGCCGACGGTAAGCGGAAGGAAATCCCGTTGGGCACAGACCTCGACCAGGCCAAAGTGGAATGGGCCCGGCTGGAACGCAAAGCCCCGCCGAAACCCAACCACCTGATGGGCTACGTGTTCGACAGGTATGAAAAGGAAATCATCCCAGGCAAGTCGATTCGCACCCAGTCCGACAATCGCAAAGAACTCAAGCAACTGAGAAGAGCGTTTGAGAGCGCCCCTATTGAGTCGATCACGCCTCAGGTGGTTGCCCAGTACCGCGATGCCAGAACAGCCAAGGTGAGAGCGAACCGTGAGATCGCCCTTCTCTCTCACGCCTTTACCATTGCTCGTGAGTGGGGCCTTACCGACAAAGCCAACCCTTGCTTTGGCGTTCGCCGCAACAAGGAAAAGCCACGGGACTATTACGCTGGCGAGGTCGTCTGGAACGCGGTCTACGCAGAGGCCGTGCAAGAGCTCAAGGATGCTATGGATCTGGCCTACCTGACAGGGCAGCGCCCTGCCGATGTACTTAAGATCGCGGCTACAGATTTGAATAATGGCTTTTTGTTGATTGGCCAGGGCAAAACAGAAAAGCGGCTACGTCTTCGTCTGGCAGATGCCGGCATTCAGTCCGGGCTGAGCGCCTTCATCGATGACCTGCAGGAGCGCAGAGCCATCAACGGAATTAAGACCTCAACCCTGATCACCAACTCATCTGGACTTCGAATGAGCCAGCAGATGTTACGCAATCGGTGGGACGACGCACGGGAGAAGGCCGCAATCAAAGCCGTGACTGATGGCGACTCGGCACTGGCCACCAACATTCGACAGTTCCAGTTCAAGGACATCCGGCCGAAAGCTGCTAGCGAGATAGAGCTGACGCACGCGAGCCGCCTACTAGGTCACTCCACAGAGGAAATGACCAAGAAGGTCTATCGGCGAGTCGGTGAAATTGTTAAGCCTACGAAATGATTCGGTGCTAGGGACTTTACGATAGGCAGAACGCGGCCAAAAGCAGCAGCTAGGAGAGTTTCGCGTAGCGGCTGCGCGGGGCCTAGAATGTTTCGCTAGGCGGCCATGGTGTATGGCTGGCATATGTCTTACCCGGAATCCCGTCAGGCGTAATAGGTTCGTGGTTAGAGGTGTTGACCATGAAGTGCTATTGGCTTACGTCTTACTTGTAGGGGGACTAAAGTGAGTCCCATTGAGTAGATTAAGTCTCGAAAAGCCTATTAGGTGAGGCGGTCTTTAACAAGATCAGCTATAAGGTGAAGAGCCTCCATCGTCCGAATTAGCGTGCCTTGATATGGTCGCAATGCCGCCCATCACGGCCGTGAGGCACCTGCAGTTGGAGATAAAAGGGACTGAAATTTAGAGGAAAGGTAGTTGACACCGCCGCCTCCCTGAGGCAATGCTGGCCATTGGCCAACCTCATATTATTGAAGGGATTCTAGATGAACGAGATTGCAGCTATATCTGAAGATATGGAAGGTTTAGATCAAATCGATACTCCCATAACAAAAAACTTTGAGGCTGAAAAGCAACGGGTACTCTTCGCAATTTCTAGAAATAGTCCTAAACGCTTGGTAGATAGAGTTGCTTGGATTCTGAATCACTACACTAATGCCCGTGACTCGGATATTGCTTGCCAGCTACACTACTGGAAAACATTCCAAGGAGATCTCTACAGTGGCGGAAATATTCTGCAAGAGAACTATCCTAAACTTGAACGATTAAACAGCATCACGCGGGCACGGGCAAGAGTTCAGAATGATCTTAAAATGTTCATCGCGTCCCCTGAAGTTAGAAAACGCAGAGGAAAATTAGAGGATGAAGAAAAGCAACGTGCCCTTGAGGAACGCCCTACCTTCCCAATATATTGCATATATGCGGACGAAAGTGGTAAGACCAGTAAATACTTATTAGTCGGTAGCGTATGGGTGTTACGAAGCTACGAAACGATAAAGATAACTAACGCAATCAACCAAAAAAAGCAGTCTATCGGTTTCAAGGGCGAAATGCACTTCAAAGAAATCAACAAAGGCAACCTAGATACCTACTGCGAACTTTTGAACGCCATTATCGAAAACTCCTCCTCAATCTCATTTAAGGGAATTGGAGTTCTCAGAAGTGGCCTGACGAATCTCGACGACACGCTTAACAAGCTCTTCTACCACATGGTCATCCAGGGTATCAAGGAAGAGGATACGTCAGGACGAGCTGTTCTTCCCAGAAACCTACAGTTCCGTAAGGATTCCGAAGAGGAGTCTAAAGATAAGCTTTCAATGATGGAAATTGAGCTTCAACTTAGAAACGCAGCAAAATCTATTTTCAACGACCGCCTGTATGTTGACATAGTTGAAGCTGAGAACTCTGAAAGATCCCCTCTCATGCAGATTGCGGACCTTTTTGTAAGTTCAATTTCGCGGTATTTAAATAAAGGTGAAGGAGCAGAGGGTCCAAAGGATGTGTTTGCGAAAAAATTCCTACAATCGTTCGGTGTGAATACAAATTCACAAATATTAGATGGTTTTAGCGATTGTGTCCGTTTCTCCCAGCCTAAAAAATAACCGCAATCAGACATTCATTCGTCGAACACTGGGAGGTCGCGTCAGCCCTAGGGAAGCCTGACTCAGTTGGTCATTTGCTTGAGGCATTGGAGAGGCTGGCGTCGGCGACATACTTTAGTGGTTATACGCGTCCATAGGCCAGTAGCGACCGATTGTTGGTGCATCGCGCTGTGCGATAGATCATTCTGTGGCGGCCTCGAATCAGGATTCAGGTACTAAAGAATAGCTATCGGCAAAAAGCTGTCGCTCAACGATACATCTCAAACTTGAGACGATTCATTCCAGTTGTCTGCTTCTCACGTAGGTTTCAAAGTTATTTAATTGTTCCGGGACTTTCATTCTGCCGCATCTGGCTTCATCCAAATGTTCCATTCAAGCCTCTACTAGAAGATTCAATGCCTTCATACGCAATTGAATCGCTGTCAAAGACACCCTAAAGTATTTACTTAGCGCTGTCGCGATTTTCCAGAAATTGTCTACATTGTCACGTTGTCCATCCAAATACAGAACGCCATGCCCTCGGTTTCGAATTTCATGATGTTTGATCAAAAGACTCAGTGCCCTATTGAACTCATCTCGGGGAATAAGCAGGCATGAGGCAAACGTATTTGCCTGCCATTCAAGTCGCTCGATCTCCCCCTTTGGAATCGTGATGAGCTGGCTTTGATCAATGTCCCGAGACTGAATGCTCTCGCGCGTCATATATCGTCCATGGTTAAGAAAATAATGTCCTAGCTCATGGGCTAGTGTAAACCTGGCCAAGGACGACTGTTCGTCGGTGGTAAAGATTTTTATTTCCAGGGGGTTGAAAGTAATGCTACCCAGAGCTGAGCGGCTCTCCTCAATAAAACGCACATTCAAGCCATTGGTATTTTTCTCATGGAGAACAAGCTTATTCAGATCTACATCGCCTCCGATGTAGGATATCGACTTCAATAGCCGTCCAGCCAAGTCTTCGATGCTGTTTTTTGAGACAAAGGCAACACGCGGCTTGGCCGCAGGTAGGGGCGGATGAATCAACCTCAGCTCATTTTCACTGAAAGCAGCTTCTAAACTGAGCCCTCTCCAGATACCGTCCCACCCATCCGTGTAACCAGACGGAGTGACGGCGTAGGCGCTGTAGATAGTGGGCCGAAAGTCAGGATGTGTTAGAGCATATTCAATTTCCGCGCGCTTACGCGATTTTGCGCTTTGAGCTCCTGTCAGCAACGCACGAGGAAGCTCCCATCGAAACTCAGATTGGTCAAAATACCGCAGAAGGCCGAAGCCTTTGTTGCGAGCAATGTTGAACGTACCGGACTGAAACGCGCTCATGGAGGCGAAAATCCCTTTGACGTTGAAGCCGGTAACCTGACTGACCTTTGAGCTGAACTCTTCAATATCGCATACAGGAACAGTACCGCTGTAGTTTTTGCATTCTATTATGATGATCATCGATGGTTTTTCGAGACCCGGCAGGAACACCTCGATCGAAATATCGAAGATGATGGAGTCTTCTCGATCGCGTGAGTAATAGCCTCTTTTTCTGTAGATCTGACAGTTCTCAGGTCGACAGAAGAAGCGCCCCTCATGGATCTCACGAGACAGGAACTGAAAAACCTGCTCTTCAAATTTGTCGCCCTTGGCGTAAGTGCTTAGCTTCTCAATTTCCAT